TGCTCGGGGAGAAGGGCGCGAACGATATCAGCGCGATTGCAGATCGCCTCTACATCGTCGACGTGGGCGATCGTGCCGGCGCAACCCGTGATGCGTTGAAACCGCTGGTTGGTGAAGACGGCAGCACGGCAGATCTCGAGCGGATGGCCCAACACTTCCTGCACATCATGGCCACGGTTGAGCCCGCCAAGGGACGATTCATCGGCGCCCCGGAGGACAGCACGGCGGAAGATATTGCGCTCCAAGGCGAGGCCGAGCGCTTGCCCGAACTCTGGCAGGTGATCGCAGAGTACTTCGCGGCCGAGGGCGCGTGGGATGCGCGTTACTCGATGCTCAACGCCGGCACCGTTGTCCCACTGCGCGGGGAGATTACGAGCGAAGGTCGGATCAACTTTCCGATCGTGATTGAAGACAGCAAGGTGTTCGTTCGACCGGGCGTGCTCGGTCAGTGTGTAGGCCGTGAGCTCGCCGACGTTCGCCGCGCGTTGAAGCCGTTCATTGCAAACGAGCGGGCGTCGCTCGCAATCGACGGGCAGCGCGTTCAGTTTTGCGAGCTCGTTACGGGCAGCATTCTGGCGGTCCTGCCGTGTGACTTGGATTCGGTCGCCAACGTGTTGGCGCAAGACACGAAAACCCGAAGAGCAAAGAAGACTGCTGCATGATTGGCACAACGAGCAAGAGAGAAAAATCCGTGTAAGCACTGTGGCAAACCGGAAGCCGACCCGAAACACCAGTCAACGAACGGGTTCATTCCGAACGATCACGACTTCGAAGAGTCGCGCATTTTCGTTGCGTCGCCATCGAGCGTGAAGACCTACGGCTCGTGTGTGCGGCGCTGGGCTGCGAAGGCGCTCGGGGGGATTCGAATGCCGCCGGGCCCCGCGCAAGTCTTCGGCGAAAACCTGCACAGCATGGCCGAGCACTATCTGGCCACGCACGAGATCCCTGACCAAAGCAGGAAAGAGGGGCGCTTGTTCGTCGAGGGGATTCCGCACCTTCCGAAGCGCAAGCTAGAGCCGCACGAGATCGAAGGGGAGGTGCGCTTCACGTTCCACGGCGTTCCGTGGATCGGCTACTACGATTGGAAGGAGTTCGACATTTGCCGGATCGGGGACCACAAGACGTCCAGCGATCCGAAAAAGTGGGGCCTGACAGCAGAACAATTGCCGAAGGATGTACAGGCTGCGATGTATGCATTCGGCAGCGGTTGGCCTCGAACCAAACTCCGCTGGCTCTACTACTCCAAGAAATCCTCTAACGCCTATCCCGTCGACGCCGAGTTGACGCTGGACCAGGCCGAAGAGGTGTTGACGAACTACGTCCCACAGACGTTGGAAATGCAGCGTTGGTTCGACACGAATCCCGCGACCTTGACGATCGAACAGTTGAACCAGATCCCCAATGATCCGAAGTCCTGTGACATGTGTGGCCGTGGCTGCGATTTCGCCGCGCACTGCCAGCTAATCAAACCGCAGTCGTTAATCCGAACAGGTGACACCATGGCCGCAAACGATCGAGTAGCAGCACTCCAAGCCAAGTTGAACGCAATCAAGAACGCCGAGACGCCCGCCGTGAACCCGCCCGAGTCCGCCGCGGCGCTCGAAGAAACCAAGACCGAGATCAGGAACGAAGCTCCGGCCCCCACGCCGCCCGCCGCCGAACCCCCGAAGGAAGAGCCCAAGGCCGCCGACCCCGCGCCCGCGCAGCCCGAACCCGTTGCCAAGGTGGAGACAACCGTCGCGCCCGCCGACGCCGGCAAGCCCAAGGGCAAAGGCAAAGCGAAGACCGAGTCCGAGCGCCCCGCCAACACAGGCACGTCGACGGGTGGCGAGCCAGAGCCGTACCCCGCGCAGTTCCCCACGCTCGCACAGCTGGCAACCACAGCCAAGCAACTGGGCGCGGAGATCATCATTCGCTTCCCTGCAAACTGAACGTCAAATGACGATCTTGGAATGGCTGCGGCGCTCGCACGATGTGTGGGCGCCCTTCCGCCGGGTGTGGCGCGCGTTGCGTCGTCGGTAAGCAATGAGTCGAATCCGCCAACTTCCACGCCGCGATTGGACGACGGACGCGGACGCCGTCGTGCGCGAAATGACTAATCTGTGCCGTACGCCCAACGGCACAATGGTCCTTCGCCCGATCCAGGCGATCACGCTTCTCGAAGCCACGGAAGTTGGCGGAGTGCTCGCCAACGTGCGCACCGGCGGCGGCAAGACGATCACGAGCGGACTTCTACCGTACGTGCTTCGCGCCGAGCGGCCCTTGTTGTTCGTGCCCGCCAACCTGCGCGCGAAGACGCAACGTGAGTTCCAAACCCTTCGCCAGCACTGGCGCATCCCGAAGAACCTGCGGATCGAATCCTACGAAAAACTAGGCCAATCCCAGCATGAAAGCATGCTGATTGACTATCGCCCCGACGTCGTGATCGGTGACGAAGCCCACGCCCTCAAGCGCGTTATGGACTCGGCCCGCGCGCGCCGCGTGGCCAGGTTCGCGAAGTACTTCCCCGAAACCAAGTTCTGTTGGATGACTGGCACGCTGGGCGACGTGGACGAGTTCGCGCACCTGTTGATCTGGTCGTTGGGTGAGGGCGCGCCGGTGCCACTCGAGCCCGACGAGATCGCGATCTGGGCGAAGATCCTCAATGTGAACGTGCGGGACGAAGAGCGAGCCGACCCCGAGATCCTTGTCCCTCACCTTGGCCCGGAGGCCTTGGACTACCCGCGCACGGCGTTCCGCGAACGGCTGAGCCAAACCCCCGGCGTCATCATTTCCGTGGACACCTTCGACGGCTGCAACTTGGTCGTCCGCCCGCGCTACGTCGAGCCCCCGGAGAACGTGGACGCGGCGTTCGCGGACCTGCGGCAAACCCTCACGTTGCCCGACGGCTGGATGTTGGCCGACGCTGCGCTCGAGGGCTGGGCGGCTGCGCGTAAGTTGGGTTGTGGGCTCTACTCGATTCACGATCCACGCCCGCCGCAACCGTTCCGCGACATTCGAAAGCAGTACTGCCGACTCGTCCGCGGCATCATTGAAAACTCAGAGCGCTACGACACCGAGCTACAAGTCCGCGTTGCGCTGGCTAACGGCGAGCTCTGGTCCCCGCCGTACTACCCGAGCACCGAACCTTGGCCGCTGCCCGACTCGACGTTGCTTCACGCGCAGAGCGAGAAGATCGCACTAGTTCGAAACTCCGAGGCCGGCGACTTGCTCGGGATCCCGTTGTTCGAAGCCTGGCAACGTATCGAGCCGACGTACTCACCCGAAATCACGCCGTGTTGGATCTCGGACCACGTGGTAAATGACGCCATTGCGTGGGGCCGCGGGACGGCCGCGCAGGGCGGGATCATTTGGGTCGACACCATTGCACTAGCGGAGCGGATCGCAGAGCGCACGGGGTGGCCGTACTTCCACAACATGGGACGCGACGAACGCGGGCGTTTCATCGAAGACAAGTCCGTGGCCGGGCGGGAGACGATCATCGCCTCGGTTGACTCGAACAAGCAAGGCCGCAACCTCCAACACAAGTGGCACCGCAACTTGATCGTGGAGCCCATGAACTCGGGCGAAGAGTGGGAGCAATTGGTCTCACGCACGCACCGCGACGGCCAGGTGAGGGACACGGTTTTCGTGGACTACGTGGTCTCTTGCTACGAGTTTTACAACTCGATTTACAAGGCGCACAACGACAACCAAGCCGAGCACCAAACAGTCGGACAGAACTTCCGCCTGCTCAACGGTGACGTGCTTATGCCTTCGCTTGTCGGTCGTAAAGGCCGTTGGGCTTGGCAGAGGAGCGACAAGAAGAACAAGGTGGAGATCTGAAAATGTCAAATGAAGAATTGTACGTCCCGGCCGTGGGCGAGCGCGTTGAGATCGTTTGGCTGCACCCTGGCGACATGAACCCGAGCCACGGAGTTGGTGACGTTGTTACTGTCAATTCGGTTGCGGAATACAACGACTCAAGCGATGGCCCACACCTGTGGATCTACGCTACCGAGAATACAGGCTGTGGTGTTCTTTGCCGCGTCCGTCCCGCCGTCGAAGCCGAGTCCGCGGAGGATTGGGCCCGCTCGCGCTCGGCGTGCGCCGCGCCACTCGTTGCGCCGGACACGATCCCCGCGCCGCCGCCGGACGCGGACGACTCACCCGAAGTCGCCGCCCTGATGACCCGAGTGAACGAGATCGGATTCGAGGTTACCGCGGAGCTCGTGTCCGCGCTCGAAGCGTTCCCGCCCTTCCACACCGCGCACGAAGGCTACGCCGTCATCTTGGAAGAGCTCGACGAACTTTGGGACGAGATCAAGAAGAAGCAAAGCTTGCGCGACCCTGCGCGCCTTCGCAAGGAGGCCGTCCAGGTGGCAGCCATGGCCATCCGTTTCGCGTTGGAATGCGACGGGTCCAAGTGAGCGCCAAGACTTTTGCGGCGCTGGCCACGGGCACGCTCTGGCTTGCGTTGTGGGTTGAGCTCGGCTGGCCGGGGTTCCTGACTGGCATGATGTTGGTCGCGGGGTTGGCGTTCACCGGGTGCGAATGACCCGCCGGATCTTGCTCGACGTGGACGGCGTGCTCGCCGACTTCGTCACACCGGCGGCCAAGTGGGCTCGACGCAATGGTCATCGCAACGCCTATCACGACAACTGCACCAAGTGGGACGTGTTGGAGTCGTGGGGCTTGCAAGCGTTCCAGCCCCAGTTTGATCAGTTCTGTTCGCGCAAGGGCTTTTGCAAGAGCTTGCCGGTCTATCCGGGTGCGGTCGAGTTCGTGGAACAACTCCGCAGGCTCGGTGAAGTGATCGTGGTGACGTCGCCCCTGTCGTGCTCACCGTATTGGTGCCACGAGCGGACCATTTGGCTAGCAGAACATTTTGGTTTCCGATCGAAAGACGTCATCTTCGCCAAGCGCAAAGAGTTGGTCTGTGGAGACGTCTTGATTGACGACGGGCCCCACAACTTGGAGACGTTCGCCAACTTTCGATTGCTTCTCGATCGTCCGTGGAACCGAGAGAGCACGCCGCCACGCACGCTGCGAAGGCGGAACTACCAAGAGATTTTGGACTTCGTTCCCGGAGTCTGAAAACCGAACCCAAGAAAGTACAGAAGAACAGTCACGACAACATGAGTAACCGACCCGACCTAAACGGCAAAGGCATGACGGACTACGGTGACCGCACTCCGTTCCTGCCTTTCGGTGAAGGCCGATACACGACCCGATTGCAGAAGATTTACTTTCACGAGGGCTTCAAGGCAGGCAACACCTACCGAAGCAAAGTCTTGATTCTGTCGTCGGATCGTAAGGACGTGAAAGAGGGCGAGCTGTACGCGATCCAACTCAAGCTGGACGGCAAGGACCCCTTGCAGAAAGCGGCGCGTGCTCGAGCGGTGCGCTCCTACGTGGCCGCGCACTTCGGTGCCGACCCGGCGGACGCCGCCTTCGACGGTAACGGCGCGCTCGACTCCTTGATCAAGCTGTCCGATGCGGACGCCCTGGCCAAGGATGCGGACACGACCTTCGAGATCGAGATCGTCTGCAAGGACAAGCAAGTCGAGGAGAACGGCAAGAAGGTCAACAACTCCGACGGCTCGCCGAAGATGTTCACGAATCAGTACTACAACCCGATCAAGAAGTGAGTGAATGGACCCGGGGCAACTCGGGTCCACATCCCGCGCAAGGGCGGCAGTGCACGGCGAGCCGTTCGATTCGGCTCCGCGGGACCAAGACGAAGTGAAGAAGAACAGACGAACCGGTGGACCAACAAGCACGAGATCTTTTCGACCAGTACAACCCGATCACCTACGAAGAGGCGATCAAGCGCCGCGGAACCGTCTTCGGTTGCTGCGAAGGTAACGCGGATCAGAAGCCGTGTGACGTCGATTGCCCGACGCGCAAGCCGCCCGCGCAGCCGATCCCCGCCGTCAAGTATTACGAGTGCCACGTTACGATCGAACCGGTCTTTGACGTGCGCCGAGCGATCTTCGAAAACGTGTGCGCCGGGCAGCGCTTCAAGGTCGCCAAGTTGCTGATGCAGAAGGGCAAGGACGACGCCGCGGAGCCCAGCAAGAAGGACACGTTTTGCACTGGCCACAGCAAGGACTATGGCGACATGGTGGAGCGCATGCGCGCGCTGGTTCACCGGCTGCGCTTCGTCGGGTTCGAGGTGCTGCGGTACAAGATCGAAGCCGTCGTCTTCGATACGAGGGCGGGGGATTCGCTGTGAAGCTCCACTCCCCGATCCGCGTGAAGCGTTTCCCGTGGGCGGTGTGCGGGTGCTGCGGACTCATATTGCTGAAGAACGACGTTTCGCGCCGCGCAGCCGACAAGGAGTGCCGAGGCTTCTTCCGTGAGCACGTTTACGTTTCACGGGGCGGCGCTTGATCCCGTTCGTCTCGTGCGACTTCGAAACCGCGCGCTTCCGGCCCGCATTGCAGGCCCCGCCGCCGGTGTGCATGTCGATCGCGGAGCCGCGCAACAGTCCCTTCAAGTTCGCTTGGGATGGCGACCGTGAGTCACGCGAGACGCCCCACGCCATCTCAACGATCTTCGCGACGTCAGCCATTGACGCCAACTTCCGCCGGCTCGTTGAGTTCGCTGCGGACGGGAAGCTAATCATTGTCGGCCACAACTTCGCCTACGATGCGGCCGTGGCCATGGCGTGGATCCCTGGCATCGTCGAACCGCTCTTCGCGGCCTACGAACGGGACGCCATCCTCGACACTGGCCAGTTTGAGCGCATCGCTGAGATCGGCAAGTTCACCACGCGCAAGGAGCTGTCCTTGCAGGTGATCGGCGGCGCGTATGGGATCGAAGTCGTCAAGGACGAGTTCACGCGCACGGGTTACGGCCAGTACTACGCCGAGCCCTTGTCCGCGTACCCGCGCCCGTTCGTCCAATACCCTTTGGAGGACGCAGAGAACACCCTGGAACTCCTGGCGCGGCAGATGAAGCGCCACGGCGCCAACGTCCACCTGAAGGACGTGGCATTCCTGGCACGGCGTGCCCTTTGGTTGCAGCTTGTGAAGACCTGGGGCCTGCGGACCGATCCCAATCGCCTCGACGTCCTACGGCGCGAGACAGCGGCCCACGTCGAGGAGCTCCGCAAGCTGGCCGCCGAAGCCAAGATCGAATTGACGTACGACGGCAAGGCCTTGGCCAAGCTCAGCAAGCGCGAGCAGGCCACGCTGACCTTGAACGCCGCCGGCCAGCTCAGCCGCAAGGAAGCTCTGCTCCGTGAGGGCCGGTGGGAGGTCAAGACCAACAAGCACACCGGCGAAACGCGCAAGGTGTTCGGCTACCCGCGCAACATGGCCGCCCTCAAGGAGTGGGTGTTGCAGGCCTACGACGGAAAGCCCCCGGTCACCGACAAGGCCGAAGAGCTCTTGAAGGAAGGCAAGCTAGCGGACGAAGCCGCCGCCGTTGCCGCGGGGTACATCAGCACTTCGCGAGTCACGCTCGAAGAGAGCGGCGATTATGTGTTGCAGCAGTTCGCGGAGTACGGCCAGTGGAGCGCCGTCGAAAACAAGGATCTGCCGATGCTCGAGAAGGGCGCGATTTGGCCGATCCACACCAAGTTCGGGATCGCTGACACTACGCGCTCGACGTCGAGCAATCCCAACATTCAGAACTTCCGACGCGAAGAGAAGATCGGCAAGGGTGACAAGAAGGCCGACGCCGGGATCCGCGAGTGCGTGATTCCGCGGCCGGGCTACGCCTTCGTGGGCGTCGACCATGGCGGCTTGGAGTTGAGCACACTGGCGCAAGTGATCGTCAACTTGCTGAACTCGCGCCACATGGCCGACCTTATCAACCAGGGCGTTGACCTGCATTGCTGGGGCGCCGCGCCACTCGTTGGCAAGCCCTACGAATGGGTGAACGCCAACAAGAAGACGGACAAGGACGTCAAGCTCAAGCGCAACTGTACCAAGGTGATCAACTTCGGTCGCCCCGGCTTCATGGGGCCGCCGACGTTGGTGCATTACGCGAAGTACTCTTACGGCGTGGACTTCGTGCCCATTGCGCGCGCCCTTGGCTACGGCGGGACGGATGAAGAAGCGGCCGTGGCGTTCGCCAAGATGCTTTGCGAAAACTGGGGCCGCACGTTGCCCGAGGGCCCGAAGTACCTGGAGTACTGCAAGACGTACCCCGAAGCCGCAGGCGGCAAGGTGGTTACGATCCCCGGCACGACGATCGTTCGGCGCGGCGCCACGTTGCCTGCGGCGGCAAACACCGGCTTCCAAGGGCTCGGCGCCGTCGTAGAGGCCATGGTGGGTTGGGCCATCACTCGCGAGATGTATTGCCCGCCCACGTCGGTCACGATGATCGGCGGGCGTTCGGTCAAGTCACGCGGGCCGCTCTGGTACTGCCGTCAGTGGAACTTCGTACATGACGAACACCTTTTGGAGAGCCCGATCGCCATAGTGACCGACGTGGGCAACCGCTTGGAAGAGATCATGGCGACGGTGCCGCAAGCGAAATTGCCAGACGTCAAGCTGAAATCGGAAGCCGTCGCAATGGCTCGGTGGAGCAAGCGCGCGGAGTCGGAGCGGGACGCAGAGGGTCGGCTCTTAATTTGGGACGAGGCGGCGTGACGCGGCGCGTGGACCTACACGGCTCGCGTTAGCCAGAAAATCATTTGACGATTTCGTGTCGCCGGCCTTGCACTGTTTCGCGCCGCGATCCAAGTTGTTCTCTGTCGAAAGGGAAAACGTCAAATGAAAACCAGCCGTAAGAAAAGCCTGTGGTTCCTGCCGTTGGCGGTGTTGTTCGGGGGGTCCAAGTGATGGCCTTGTTGTCGCTGCCCGCACCGAAGGGGCCCGCGTACTTGGAGAAGCCGGAAATTGCGGCGCCAGGTTGGACGTTCCTTGCTGAGAGTCACGCCGCCGTGGACTTCGCTCGCATCTTGCGTGAAGCCGAAGAAGCCAAGCTGAGCGTGTTCGAGCTGTCCGCTGAAGGCGCGAGCCAAGGTGGGGGCATTGTTCGCCAAACCGCTTTGATCGTTCGGAGGGGTACTCCGGAATTCAAAGTGCTTTCGGCCAAAGTCATGCTCTACGCTATTGCCGAGATCCGATTCTCTGGCGTCGGCGCGCTCGAACAACGCAACGGCGAGTTTGGCTCAACGTGGTTCGCCGTCAGCAGTGTGTACATTGGCCGCGCCAAGGAAGCGCTGAAAGAGCTGGCGCTCCGGAAGAAGGTGCGCGTTAGCGTGGTGCCGCTGTGAACCCCGCGCAGCAGTGGCCGACGGACGATGCGTTCCGCAAGTTCGCCGCTCGTTTGGCGGACGCGGTGCTCGCGCACTTTGCCAGGGGTGGGGTGTTGACGGACTACCTTCATCGTCATCAGAGTCCAAACGGCATTGAGTCCTGCTGCCCGCTCGGGTGCTTGCCGGGCGCCCAGACCACGCACCCGCAATACATCCTGGTAAGGCCCGAACGGACCGGAAGTCGAAGGCGGGGCCAGCTCTTTATTCGCGGCTTTGATGGCAAAAGCCCGTTCCCTCTCGAAGTAGAGCCCTACTGCCGTCTTGGCCGAGAGTACCGCGAGCGGTTCACACACGACGGCGCCGCGCCGCACCTGTACGAGGGGCTGTGATGCACTTCACCCTCCGCGCTGGCGCACCGCAGATCGACACCTTCCTGACCAAGTTGCACTCCACCGAACCGGTCACTGTCGACGGGAGAGCCGTCGGCGATTGGACTCTTGTCCGCGCCGCCATGGGGCGCAAGCACGGACACGTCAGATTTTGGCTCAAACGAAACAAGGAAAACGTAAAATGAAGAAAACGAAAGCACTGACCAAGGTCCCCACGTGGACCGCCAAACGCGGCCACAGCGCCGAGATCATCCACTGCGCGGACGGGACCTTTGCTGTCCTACTCCACGACGACAACGGCGCGGACGCAGAGGGCTTCGGCGCCACCGAGGACGCCGCCTTCGAAGACGCGCAAGCGAAGTACAAGGCCGCACGGCACCGCGCCGGGTTGACCACTAGCAGGGCGGCACGCCGTCAGATCGTGGGGCGGGCGTGATTTCCTCGGCAAGCCGCAAGGAACGCCGTGCGCTCTGCCGCAAAGACGGTGGCCACGGTTGGAAGGCCGGCTGGCACTTCTACCGGGTTCCTGCTCCGCGGATCGGGACCATGACGATTTGGGTCCCGCAATACGACGTCAATGGCGATCCGGACGGGTTCAAACCGCAAGTGGTCGACGCCAACCGAGCCGAGCGGCGGAACTACGCCAAGGCCGAACGCAAAGCACACCGAGCCAAGCGCGCCGAGTGGTCGGCAAGGGGGCGAGCGTGACCGACAAGTCGGAAGAAAACCAAGGCATGTACCACGCCGCGGTTGGCAAGGCGCTGGCCGCTCGAACTCCCGGACGCCGCGTAGAGGACACCAAGGAAACCAACCCGAAGGACGCCGTGGGCGTGCGCAAGAGCCCTATCAGCACGATCCCGTTCCGCGTGCTCGCTGGCATCGGCCTGGCGCTGCTCGAGGGCGCTCGGAAGTACGGTCGCCATAACTACCGCGTGGCCGGCGTGCGCGCATCGGTGTACCTAGACGCCGTCATGATGGGGCACCTCGGCCCTTGGTGGGAAGGGGAGGACATTGACCCGGACAGCGGCCTGAACCACATCGACAAGGCCATTGCGGGGCTCATGGTGCTTCGGGATTCGATGCTCGCTGGCAACTGGACGGACGATCGTCCGCCCGCCGCAAAGCCAGGGTGGCGCCGCGAAGCCAACGTGTTGGCGGGCGAGATCATCGACCGTTACCCGAACGCCTTGCCGCCGTTCACCGAGCTCGGACAACGTCAGTCCGAGACCAACGAGCTCGGCGAACTTTGCAGCGCGTACATTGCGAAGGGCGGACGTAAGCCTCGGGTGTACTCGGCGGACAAGGTCACGCTAAATCTAAACGGCAAGCTGGCCGAAGGTGTAGAAGTCAAGGAGTTCACGATCGAAACCGTGGAGCCGGTCCGGATGGAGGAACCGGAGCCCGGCGACTTGGTGGAAGTGGTCGAGATCCATCCAGAAAGTTGCGCTGTGATTTATGGATTCGCCAGGGTCGGTCAGCGCGGGACGCTACTGAACATTGGCGAGACCGACCCGAAAGGCGGCTTCGACGGCTTTCCTCTGTGCTCCGTCAGTGGCATCGGCAAGGGCGAGAATTACGCCATGAAGGTGCGCAAGGTCAAGGAGAACGGCAAATGACCGCCTTCTTGGTTTACCTCGGTGGCGTGCTCTTCTTGTGGCTCGCGTTGTTCGCTCTAGCTTGCTTGCGAGACAACGTAATCACCGCGGACGCAGAAGAGACGTAAGGCGAAGGAAAACGTCAAATGAAGTTCTTTGACAAGGCAATCCGCCGCACAATTCGGGCGCTTTCGTGGCTGTCTGCGCGGCTCTACTCGCTGCAAGGCGTCCCGGTTTGGCGTTCGTTCGACGGCCGCGTGACGTCGATCGCGGAAATGGACGATCAACACCTCGACAACACGATCGCCATGCTGAAGCGGAACGGGCAGGCGGCAGAAAACCCGGCCTATCCGTTCCTTTGCAAAGAGCAAGTGGACCGGTTCGTTGCGCGCCCGAATCGTTCGCAGCCGCTCCGCAAGCACGGCGGGGCTCCACGTCGTCTGCGGTTCGGGCGGGATCTCTGATGGCCACGATCCCGAACCCGCGCGACGGGAAGACGATCCGAACGCCGCTCATTGTGTCGATGGATCCTGGCGCTGAGAAGGGCTACGCCCTGATGGATCCTGAAGACATTGTGGAGCGGAAGTCCCTGCGGACACCGCGGATCTTGGCGCTCGCCACGACGCTGGCTGACCTTCTGGTGTTCGCCGCTCGCCACTTTCCTGGCCGACCGGTGTGGGTGATCGTCGAATACCAGTACAGTTCGCGCGTCACGTCGGGCGAGATCTCGGCGGACTCAATCATCCGTCTAGCCTTCCGCGCCGGCTTCATGGCAGCCGAGGCCATGTTGACGATACCGAACGTAATCGACGGCTTCGCAGCCACGCCACACCAGTGGAAAGATCTGCTCTACGCCCGCGGCTCGACGCTTCGCAAGGACATTTTTTGCGAGCGGCTGAAGAGGGAACTGACGCCCGCGGAGATCGAGCTCTTCGCCAACATCCCTGACGACAACGTGGACGACGTGCTCGACGCCATCGGGATTGGCTGGGCACTCCACTACGCGCCGCAGGGCGATCCGACCGTGCTTCGAAAGTGGCGCGTCACCTTCGATCACATCTTGCCAATGAGCCCGAACCGACGGCGCACCGCCAAGAACTACAACCGACCGGGCGTCTTCAAACCGCGGAGCTGACCCCGATGATCGTCGTTGAACGCGAGTGCGCGTGGATCGTGGCCTTCTCCCTCGGGGAGCGGTTGCCTTCGTTCCTGGTGTGGCTGCCAAATCACCAAGGGCAACGCAACTGGACCTGGACCAAACGACGAGACGAAGCCACACGATTCACGCGCTCCGCTGCGCTGCCTTACTACATGGCCGTCACTGTGCTGATGGCCGAAGAGCTCGAAGCCAAGATTTCAATTGAACGCTAACCAAAGGACCAAATGAACCACATGAATCCGAATCTCGACACCGGCCGCACCCGCTCCGATCGTCCGAACTACGCCAACAACGGCGCCCGCACCCTTGGCGGCGAACCGCTTCTCCTGGCCGCACCGCGCCCGGTGCCGTGGGGCGAAGACGACTCCGAGTGCCCCGATCCGCCGGACAACTTCGACGCCTGGCATGACTTGCCCGAGGACATGCGCGCCACGCTGTCCGAGCGCTTCGAACGCGGAACCGAGCTCGAGTGGGACCGTCGCCAGGCTGCGCGCCAAAACTTGGAGAACGTGCGCCAGAGCGTGATCAAGAAGCAACGCGCCGCCAAAGCAAAACGTCAAATGAAGTTTTCGAACCGCCCTCGGATGGCGAAGGGGGCTCGGTGAAGTACCCCGTTAGCAAGCGCGGCGCCATCGTCTTGCAGCTCCTCATGGGCGCAATCACTGAGGTGTGGGAAGAACTGGACCAGAACGTGGAGTCGCCGCCCGCGGAGCGACACATGCGCGCCGGTGTGGCCATCTACGCTTACGAGGTGGCGGAAGAAGCTGGCATCGAGCCGGACATGCTCCTGGCCTTGTTCATGCGCGGCGGGGAGATCGGTCGAGTCCTGCTCGCCGACACCAAGCCGGAACATGTCGAGGTGATTTGCACCGTTGGTGAGACGCTCGAGGAGATCGAACCGGAAACCGTCGAAGAGCTCATTACGGACCCTGCGCGCCTGCTGCCCGGGAAGCCGGACGGCGGCCTTAACTAGTACTCGTCGCCTTCCTGACGTCCTTCATCTTCGCCACCCGTCCGAACTCTGGTGATCACCGTCATGTTCTTCGCCGTACTCACAACGTTGCCACGAATGAGAGTCGTTTCTCCAACGCGAAGGCGGTGCGCGTTCGGCGAGCTTCCGTGCCACTTGTACAAGTGGCCATTCTGGTCGCGCATCGTCAGCCAGACGAAGTTCGGGGCGTCGCCCTCGGTCACCGACACGACTTCGATCAAAGTCCACGGCGTCATGCCTTGGCCTTTGGCGGGCGCGCGGCGGGACGGCAGTAGGTTGGCGCTGCCCAAAGGACCGAACCCAGACGAAGGGCGCTTGGCTTTGAGTTGCTCGCCAGAGCGGGTGTTAGTGCCACGGTGCGACACTTCTGCGCGCACACCAGAGCCACTCGAGCGGGGCTCCGCGGCTTTCGTCAACTCGTATCCTTGGTGTCGAAGGAAATCCTTCAATTGACGAAGGAACGCGGGGTCCAGTTGGGTTTCGGCTTCAGTCACGTCATCTAGCTCCGGTTTGGGTTTTCTTGCGGCCATGGGTGGATTTCTCGTGCGGTCGTTTCCGATCCTAAGCGTTCTACGCCGCGCGTCAAGTGAATGTCTGTAGGTGTTTTATGCAAAATTTAGCAGCGCAACGACAATTGATTCGCGAAACATTGCTGCAACTTTCTCAAGTACGGAAGGAACGTCGGAGAATTGAGGCGGAACAAGAGAAGACCTGCAAGGAAGTCCGGACACGTCTGGAGTCTTTGCAAGCGCCGTTCCTAGCTTCAATCGAAAACTGCCAGGCGGAAGAAGCTCAATTGAAGGAGCTGGCAGCAGAAGCGCTCGAACTGTTCACGCAAAATCGTATCGCGGAGCTCAGCGCGGGACACGAGTGTCCCAACGTGGAACCGCCGGCCGGCGTCACAATCCGTTACGTCGAACGGATCGAGGTGCCGGACGTCGACTTGTTGGCGCCATCGTTTTGGAAGACGGCACCCGACACCGCCAAGCTGAAAGCCGCGCACAAGGCCGGCAACTTGCCCGAGGGCGCTCACATGGTGCGTGTCCCGTCGTTCGTGGTCGCGGGGGACGAATGACGCCCCGGACGCCGCCGCCGATCGTCAAGGACGGGGTTCGTTATGCGCGGATCTATGAAGGCTTCGGGCCCCAAAAGTTGTTGATGGTAGTCCCCGCAACGTTGGTGTGGCCAGAGATCCGGCGAATCGTGGGCGACAGAAGGCACCTCTACTCGGACGTTGGCCACAAGCATGGGGCGGACAAATGACCACGCTGGTTTGCATCGGACTGGCAACGTCCGGACTCTCGCCAGAGCGTGACGCCCTTTTGGAAGTCGGCGCCTATGCCATGGATCGCCACACGCTGGCCTTCGTTGGCGAACGCAAGCGCACGTTTAAGGCGGACGTCGCCGCCATCCTCCCCGCCGTGGACGAGAAGGTCTACAGCATGCACGACGCCAACGGACTTTGGCTCGACGTTGCGCAAAGCATTTGCGACGGCCAGTCCGTGGACAACGACCTGGCCGGGTGGCTCGACACCGTTGGCGCCGCGGGCTCGCCAAAGTCGCCGCTGATCTGCTTCGGCTCGGAGTGGACGCGGAGCTGGCTACTCGTTCACTTGCCAAAGACGCTGGGGCGTTTCGCTCGAGATCAGATCGACATGGGGGTTTTGCTGCGCGCAAACAACTGCGAACGGCCCGACACCAACGGCCGCGCAATCGTCACGGCGCAAACCGTCGCGCAGTGCTTTCGCGAGTTGTTCGGCCCGTTTCAGAGCTCCGGGAAGCGAGCAACGATGATCAAATGAACGCGACCGTTGTTCGAACTGAAGTGCAGTGGTTTGGATCTACGTTGAGCGCCAACGACAGCAGCCCCAATCAAGACAAGTTCATTCGCTTCGCAATCTTTCCCCGAGTCAACGGCGCGCCCGAAGACTCCGACGTGGCCGCACTGCGCGGGTTCGTCGTCATCCAAGATCCGGACGGCAACTTGACGAAGTTGGCGATCGAGAGCAGCAACCGCCCCGGCATCCGCCTGGAGTTGCAAACGCTTCTCGAACGGTACGTCGGACAGAACGTGGAAGTTTGCTTGTTCGAATCGGAGTGCAAGGAGAGCCGCCTTGGTGTCGCCGCCGCCGAGTTCCTTGGTTGCCCGGTGCGGAAGCTGACGCTGAAGTGGCCACGCCGAGACCAGTTCAAGCCCTTCTCCAAGCCCTTCCTTGGCAGAAGATTTTACAGCTACTCGCCCGATTGGTACCAACCTGTAGAGCGGGGATCGGCGCTGCGCGCGCTGAACTTCGAGGATTACCGCGTGTGAACGAAAGTCATAAAATGTCAAATGACGAATTGTGGTGCGAGTGCTGCAACGAGTGTGCGGCCGTCACTAGCCAGGGTGGGTTGGCGGTGTGCGAGGCGTGCGCAACAGGCGAAGAGGAGTCTGGGCCGCCGTCGTCCGGAGGTTGGCCCGTCGAAGTCCCCACGGGGCTGATGCTCAACGACGAAGACGAAGAGGACGGCGATCCGCCGTTGTTCGTATGAAGCTGACTTGCGTCGAGGCGTTCGAGATCTCCCTTGTGCTCGAGCGCGCAAAAGAGATCTCGTTGGAGCGCTTCATCGCGCACGGCGGGACCGCGGAAGAGTGGCGAGCGCGGAGCACAGCCCTCCGAGTCCTCGACATTCTGGAAGAGGTTGAAGAAGCGGCCGCGGAGCTATCTTGAAGATCGACGAGATCCGATCGCTCGACATGGGCGCCCTTGTCCGTGAGCGCGTCGAGCGCGACGGCTTGCGAGCGTTCGTCAAGCATCACTGGCAGTTCGCGCAGCCTGGCACGCCGTTCAAAGACAACTGGTGTTTGGGCGCCATCTGCGAATTTCTCGAAGCGTTCGCGCGCCGCCAGATCGTCAACGGAATTATCAGCGTGCCGCCGCGCCATGGCAAGACCTTGGCTTCGATCGTCATGTTCCCGTGTTGGACGTGGACCTGGCAGCCAGAGCACCGCTTCATCTTGGGCAACTTCGACCAAGCGAACTTGAAGCGCGACGCAAGCCAGACGGTGCAGATCCTCACCAGCGAGCTTTATCGCTCCGCGTGGCCAGGTGTTGAGACCAACGCCGACGCCGCTTCAATGTACTACATCGAGACCAAGGCCGGCGGCTTGCGCAAGGCGGTCACGACGGGCAAGACGCCGACGGGTGAGGGCGGTCACACTCGGGTCTTCGACGATCCGATTTCGGTCAAGCAAAAGCGGTCCGAGGCGCACAAGCTGGCCGTCTCGAATTGGTGGAAGGGCATGAGCTCACGCCGCTCCGGTGGCATCGAGTTCGGCTCGCTCGGAATCATGCAGCGCATTGCCGCGGACGACTTGGCCGGCGAGTGTCTTGACAATGGCTACGAGCACTTGATGCTCCCCTTGGAGTACATACCTAACGCCCATTGGGACATGGGTTGCTCGCTCGGGAAGCTCGATACACGCACCGAGCCCGGCGAGCTCTTGATGCCGGAGGTGTGGAGCAAAGACGACACGGACAAGATGAAGAAGGATCTCGGCAGTGAAGCCGACGTCCAAGCCCAGTATCAACAGAACCCCGTGCCAGACTCTGGCGGCATCATTGAACGCGCTTGGTTCCGTCGCTGGACGTCGGACCAAGAGAACAAGGAAGAGCGCTTGCCGCCCCCGTTCAAAATGGTTTGGTGCGACTCTTGGGACCTTGGCTTCGAAGGCGAGACCGACGCCCATTCCCGCGTAGCAGCCGCCCTCATGGCGCGGTGTCGTGTCAATGGTTTGATCCGCTACTTCGTCGTCACTGGCTGGGCCAAGCACCTGAACTACCCGGAGACGAAGGCGGAGTTTCGGCGCTTGCTCGGCGGTTACAAGGACGGAAATCGAAACTTTGGCAAACGTTTGCCAGGTGTGCAGCCGTGGACCTATTCGCGCGTGCACTTGGTGGAGAAGAAGGCGAACGGCCACGCCTTGATCCAAGAGCTCAAGGCGGAGATCCCCGGCATCCGCGCAACGAACCCCGAAGACAGCAAGGGTGACCGCTTGATCCTGCACTCAGACAAGTTCAGCGACGGCGAGGTTTGGTTGCCACCCGAGGCGCTGTGTCCACAGATCAAGGAGCTGGAAAACGAGCTCGTGTTTTTCCCCAATGGCGACTACGACGATTTCGTGGACGTGGTGACGCAAGGCCTGGACCACCTGGCGGGGAGCAACGCCGGATTCTGGGAAAACATGCGCAAACTCCAAGAGACTGCGCGCAGGTAAGCAGAAGTTTTGGAGCCGCAGAGCCGGCCCCGTAGGGTGAAACGTCAAATGACGACTATTGCAGCAGCACGGACCGCCAACCTTACGTGGATTGGTGGAGACTCCGCGGTAACGATCGACGAAACGATCGTCTTGCAAGACTCGCCCAAGGTCTTCTTGGCGGGCGGCGTCGCGTGGGGTTGCTGTGGCGTGACGGCTTGGGAGCACGGCCTCAAGAACTTGGACGCGGAATGGTCCGGCGGCCGCACCACGTTCAAGTTGTTCGTCGAACAGTGCTTGACGCCAAAGCTGGTCGAATTGATTCAGACGATCCCCGAAGACGTGCGCTTCGAATGCGCCGCCGTCTTTGGCGCGCGCGGCTCGCTCTTCTACGTCGAAGGTGACGCACTGCCGTGGGCCATCCACGGTAGCTACCATGCCATCGGCTACGGCGCCGAAGTGGCGCTGGGTGTTTTGCACGTTACCGACCGCGTGGGCTACGGCGCCGAACGACGAATCCTTTCCGCACTGAAAGCGGCGGCCGAGCACACCGACGGCACCCGCGCCCCGTTCCACTCCGTTTTCGCTTGAGAAGCTCTATGCACTACGACCCACCCAACGCTTTGCTCGAAGTCGACACCCGAAAACTCTGGGATGGCGCAGCCGTGCGGCAAGCTGTGGGCGCCCCCTTGCGCCCCATTCAACGCTTGGCCTTGGCGCTGGCGAACAACACGGAAACCGTAACGCTCACCCTCACGGCTGACGAAGCGCGCGGCTTGTTCGACGTGCTTGCCAAGTCAACTGAAGCCAAGGCTTGCGCGCCCCGGGGTGGCCGAGCCAACGCGCGGAAGTTCCGACGTCAGAACCGGAAGTGATCGCGGCGCTGGCCGTCGGCGGCCTTTGCTTCTGTTGCTTCGGGTTCGGCTTCACCCTGGGCGTTTGGTTGCGTGGATTGACCGCACGTTGAGCGCGCCGATCTTCATCCACTCCGGCCGCTGCCAAGACCTGGCGAGCGTGATCGCGGATTGCGACGTCCAGATCGTTGACCCGCCTTATCGGGCGCACGTCCACAAGTCGGCCGTCAGCCAGAGCAAGCGCAAGGGTACGCGCAAGCGGGATCTTGGCTTCGAGCACTTGAGCCGCCCGCTCCGCGTCTTCATTGCGCAAGCCGCCGCCAAGGTGCCGCGCTGGTCGCTGGTCTACTCCGACGTGGAGTCAACCGACCTTTGGCGCCGGTCATGCGTCGCCGCTGGCGCAACGTACATCCGCCCGATCCCGTGGATCCGCTGGGGAATGCCCCAATTGACTGGTGACCGCCCGCCCGCCGGACTCGAGATCATTTCGCTCTTCTGGGGTGGCTCCGCGGGCCAGAAGAAGAGTTGGAACGGCCCGGGCAACCTAACCGAGCTAACGCACGAAGAGCAAGATGAAACGTCGATTGACGTTCCGGCGTTGCGCCACACGCGGCTAGGGGACGCCAAGAAGAGACACAAGACGCAGAAGCCCTTGGACCAAGCGCTCGACTTGGTGACGTGGTTCAGCGACGAAGAGCACACCGTGCTCGACCTGACCGGCGGGCGCATGACAACCGGGGTTGCGTGCGCGTTGCTGGGCCGTGCGTTCGTCGGTGCGGACGCCGACGAAGTAGAGGCGGCGCTGGGCCGCGAGCGCGTGGCCGCGGCGCTGGACGGTCAACTGAGCGGCACCGACCCGGAGCGCTTGTTGCGCTGGGCGGAAGCGACCGTGACGGAGGCGAGCGCAGTGCTGGGCGGACCAGAGACGGAGCCAGCCAAAGAGAGGGCGCGCCGCCGCCTTGCCGCAGTTCAGAAAGTGGAGAAGTTGCTATGAGTACAGCGCAAGACGTGGCCGAAGTCCTCGGCCAATTGGCGAAAGACCTGACGCCGTTCCTTCCAGATCCGTTGCAGGCGCCCGCGAAGATCGTGCAACTCGTGTTGCAAGACGTCAACGGGTTCCGCCGGACGATCTCCGTGGATCAAATCGCGGCACGAGAGACCGCGGCCGGCGCATCCGTGAACCGCGCAGCACACCTGGCCGGCTTGCGCGAAGCAATCTTCCACGTGCTCGCCGGGTGGCGCAACGTCGGTTTGACGGACAGCAACGTCCACGAAGCGACCGCAGAGGTCATGGCTGAAGTCCTTAAGCGGCTTCCCCAGTGAAGCTCACGCACAAGGACGCCGCGATCGTTCTTCGGATGGCGTTCCGCAACATCTTCTCGCGCGAACCGACGCGCCCCGAGCGCCAGTGCTTGCAGGCCGTGGGCTGGCTCGAAACCGGGTACGGACAGCACTGGGATTCCCGCGGAGCCGGTTCCAACAACTGGGGCGCCATCCAGGCCCACGAGGGTTGGAGCGGACCGACGTTCGCTTACGTCGACACGCGGCCCAACGACGACGGCACCTCGACGCCCTACAAGCAAGCCTTCCGAGCGTACGCAACGCCGACCGAGGGCGCGCAAGACCTGGCCAAGGTGGTGTACTCCGCGGCGCGCAAATCGGCCCTCGTGGCCGCGGGGAAGGGCAACACGCACGACTTCAGCGCGGCGCTTTACGATACCGTCTACTACCAGGGGTTCGGGCGCACTCGCGAAGAGCGGATCGCGCACCACTTGCTTGCGGTCAACAACGCCTGCAACGCCATGGCGCTCGAGATTGGCGAACCGTTGCCTGATGGCAGCGAGCCAATCAAGCCGGTGCCAGTGTATCGAATCGGCTCGGTTGGCGACGGGGTCCGGGCAATCCAGCGCTTCTTGGAGATCGAAGAAAGCGGGACCTTCGGATCGGCAACGGCGACTGCGCTCAAGACGTGGCAGCGCGCGCACAATCTGAAGCCCGACGGCGTTTGGGGCCCGGTGTGCTTCCACATCGTCGAAACCGAAGTGACGGGCGAAGACGTAGACGCCCTGATGGGGTTGCTATGAACATGCGTCAAATGACTCAGTGGGTGGTCGAGTACGTCGACCCCACTGTGCGGGACATCAAGCTACTCGTTGCGGAGACCGCCGAAGAGGCGTGCGCACGGGGCGTCGGACAGCGCGGGCGTCTGGTCGTCAAGCGCGCAGTTCAGATCCTGGATTGGAAGGTCCCGGAAACCACGCCGCAGAGCAGGGCCATTGCTGCGTTGCGGGCCGTGGAGTTGGTCCAACTCACGCCCAACCAGATCGTGGACTTGGTCCTTAACGCAGTTGCAGACGGAAGCTCAGGTCAATGAGTGCAAAGACGGTACTGGCGGGGGTTGCGTCGACGATCGGCGCGGCACTGTCTCGCTTCGACGGCTGGGAAAACACGTTGTCAGGGTTGGGCGGCGCGGACAACAACCGTGCTGGCGCCAACAAGTTCAACCCGGCGAACAAGCTGGCAGAGTCGGAGCTCAAGGATCTCTACGACGGCAATTGGCTAGCGCGCCGCGTGGTGGACGCCGTGCCAAACCGCGCACTGCGGAAGCCGGTGATCGCAGAGCAAGAAGTGCTCGACGCCTTCAACAAGATCAACACCGACAACCGCTATCCGTCCGGCGTGCTAAAGTTCGCCAGCTCGATGGGGCGGCTGTGCGGCGGCGCTGTGATCGTCCTCGGCGTCATGGGGTCGGGCTCGCCGCTGGCCTCACCAATCCCAATCGACCCGGAAACCAAGCTACCCAAGATCTCGAGCGGCAGCGTTGCGTTTCTCGAGGTGCTGACCAAGTTCGATTTGGATTCGATCTCAACGTACAACGTTCCCGCCGATCCGACACTCCACGGCCGCACCGAGATTTTCAAGGTGAAGAACGGTCGGCTAAAGGATCTGCTGATCCACTCCAGCCGAATGATTTTCGTCGAGGGTGCGGCGCGCGCGCGTCAAGGTACGTCGCAAATCGATATCGACTTCCCCTGGCAAAGCGTGCTGCAACCGGTGCACGAAGTCTTGGGCAGCTACGGGATCTCGTGGTCCGCGGTCTCGCACTTGGTCCAAGAAAGCTCGATGGCTTGGCTCCGCTTGAAGGGGCTAACCGACATGCTGACGACGGAGGACAAGGCGCTGGTTCAAGAGCGCATGAACTTGATGTCCGTCGGGCGCAACGTCAGCCGCACCGTGTTTCTGGACGCGGGCACCGACAAGGAGAACGCCGAAGAGTTCGGCCGCACTGCGGTCAGCTTCAGCGACCTTCCGGCCGTCATGAAAGAGTTTGCCTTGTTCATGTCGGGCGCCGCCGACATTCCCGCCACCGTGCTCTTTGGCATGGCGCCAGCGGGGCTCAACGCCACCGGTGAGAGTGACATGCGCCAGTGGTACGACCAACTGACGGAGTGGACCATGTCCAGCGCCAAGCCGAAGATCGACGTGTTGCTAGCGGCCGCTGGCAAGCCGGGCGCGGAGTACTCGTTCCCGCCATTGTGGGAGCCCACGGCGTCCGAGGCCGCCGACATTCGCACCAAGTTGGTGGAAGGCGATTTCAAGCTTTGGACCATGGGCGTTGTCGAGCCGAATCACGTGCTCGAGTCGCGCGGCAAGGACAAGACCCTCGGCTTGACCTTCGACTTTGAGAAGGAGTTGGCCGAGCGCAGCAAAGAGAAGAGCGGGCCCACGATCCAAATCACTCCGACCGACAACGCCAAGGCCATCACGCTCAACGAGATCCGAGCAAACCAAGGCAAGGGGCCACTGCCTGACCCGCTCGCAAACGAACCCATGTTCGTTTACGAATTGGCCAAGACCAAGGAGATCGAAGCCAAGTTTGCGGCCGCAACGCAGCCCACGACGCCAGCCCCGGGCGCGCCGCCACAGGAAGGGGGTGCAGCCGGATCGGCGCCCCCAAAACTCCCAAAACAGGATGACTTCGATCCCGATCAACCGCGGGACGAACAAGGCCAGTGGACGGCGGCGGGCGGCGCGGCCATCAACTCCCACAAGGACAAGGCCGCGGTTCAGCAATTTCTGAACGTGGAACGCCGTGTGTCGTCCGAGCTGCAAGTCCACGGTTTCGACCACGTTGCACAGAAGTACGGTGAAGTCCGAGCCAAGGCGGCGCTACGAGTCACTCAAGGCGCCAACAAGGCGTTGAAGGACGCAGCCAAGGCCGTTGGCGCAACGCGCGTGGTGTACCGCGGCCAGACGGTTGGGCAGGGCGGCGAAGAAGGCGGCCGCACAGTGGCAAACAAGAACATCTGGTCCGCGTCAGTCGATCGGGATGCTACGCTCGGTTTCGCAGCGAAAGGAGAGAGGCCAGTGCTTTACGAAATCACGACCCGTTCCGCAGTGCCAGTTGACGCCGTCGAAGACAGCGTGACGTTCGGCGAGTCCTTGATCCCAAGCGGGACGCGCTTCTCAATCGCTGGCGTCCGCGAAGTCGTCCACAACAACAAGGCCGTGAAGGTCGTTTCGTTGGTGGACAAGCAACAGTTGGACGGCGCGGAGCACGTCGAGGACGAAGACGTGTTGGAGCTCGGTGCAGTAGAACGCGGGTACCTTGCCGCCGACGGCGAGGAGTGAGCGCAAAGGACGGGAGGGGCGCCGCGGTCGTACTGGCCGCGCGCCTCTTCTGGCCGTCGACTTGTCTTTGCCGGACGAGATCGTCACCCAAGCCGAAAGCATCTACCGGGCGGCGGTTGCCATCGTCGCCGAAGAGATCCAACGTGAGCTTGTCGATTGGATCGTCGCATCGGGCGCGCGCACGGACGCGCTCTTCGACTTCCCGGGGAACTTCGCTCGACTGCTCGCAAGGATTCGCGAGCGCTTCTCGGACAGCGCCATCTTTCGCGCACTCGACGCTATCTCGAACGCCGTGGACCGGGCGTCGGTCAACCTCCTGTCGCGCGTCCCCGGCATCAACATCAACCGGATTCTTCCCGGCGGGCGCGCGGCGCTCGAACGGTTCCGGGACCGCAACGTTGCGCTAATTGAATCGCTGCCCGCGCAGATGGCCTCCGACGTTGGGACCACTTTGCGCGAGACTGGCGTGCGTGACTTGCACGTCCGCGACGTCGGCAAGATCCTGGAAAGTCGTTTCGCCGTCTCGCGCAGCAAGGCGCTCTTCATCGCGCGAGATCAGACCCTAAAGCTCTACGGCCAGGTGAACGAAGAGCGGCACAAGGCCGCCGGGATCTCGCGCTACCGGTGGATCTCTTCCGACGACGAACGAGTCCGAGGCAACCCAACGGGCTTGTGGCCAAAGGGTGGGGACCATTGGTCGTTGCACAACGGGATCTTTTCGTACGACCAACCGCCGATCGTTGACCCACGCGACGGGCGGCGCGCGAACCCCGGCCAAGACTATCAGTGCAGGTGCACGGCGTACCCAGTTTTCGATTGAAGGGCTTCGAATGAGTGAGCGTTGCAGGTGCGGCAGGACCCGCGAAAATCACAACGGCGTACGCCACATGTTCACGCCCGCGTTTCCCGATGAAGAGGATCCCACAGGCAGTCAAACCGGTTTGCGCGCCAGTCGTGTGGCTTCGATCTTCGCCGACTTGGACCCGTTGCGCGCCGAACGCTTGTTCAAGCTGTGCGCGGCGTGGAGTCGGCTAGACACGGAACGTCAAATATTGCTCGAGCGCTCAGCAGAACTTTTGAACGTACCGAACGTGAACCCTTAAGGTCTCCTATGCACATCGCACCGTCAGCAATCAAAGCCATGCTGGGCGAGTTCGTCGCGGAACTCGAAGAGCGTGACGAAACCGAACTCCAAACCGACGAAGAGTGGGCGCGCGAACTCGCTGCATTCATCGAGGAAAGGGCCGAGGCGTGAAGTACTACAAGTGCACTTGCGGTTGTATACTCCGCTTGACCGAAGAGCGAGCGCAGATCGAAAAGTGCGCGGCCGGCGGAACAATGACTCCGTATTTCCCGCCGATCCCCAAAGAGCACCAAGCGAAGTCGTGCGGGAAGTTGGCGCCGTGAGCAACCTCCGATTGGTCGAAGTCGACGCGCCGCCCTGGCATCGTCAGCCGAACGAAGACGAAGGGGAGTACGCATACTTTTGCGAGTGGCTGCACAGCTCGCCACGTCCCGCGCCGCCCGCGCCATCCCTCGCACTCGAGCGCCGCTGGACCGAACGAGCGACGGCCTACGACGTTGCACTAGCGACGCCGAAGACCCCCAAGGACCAAGCCAGCGCAATGCTAGCCGACGCCGTGGCGCTCGGGGCGAACGAGATCCGCAAGTGGCTCAAGGAGTCCCGCGGAGCTCAGCACACGGTCATCACTGTGAAGGACGCTGTGACACTGATCAACGTGGCAACGGAGAACAAGGAAGCCTTGGCGCGCGCCATCGAAGAAGGTGACGCCGACTTGAGCAACCTGAGTGAAGAGGATTTGGACGCACTGATCAAGGCAAAGGAAGCCGTTATGAAGTTGAGTAGCAAGCGCGGACGTTGAGCAAAGCAGCAAAGCATGTCGCTCGGGTGATTGTCCCCGACTTCCACGGCAACCACATCGACCCCCGCGCGCGCGCCGCGTTCCTGAAAGACCTGCGCTACATCCGACCCGAACAGATCGTCTTCCTTGGTGACGGCCTCGACTGCGGCGGCACGTTCAGCACGCACCAACGCGCGTACACCCACGAAATGGTGGAGAGCTACGCGGACGACTACGGCGCCGCCAACGCCTTCTTGGACGATATCGAGAAGGCCGCCCCGAATTGCCAAGAGCTGGACTACATCGAGGGCAACCACGAAGCCCACGTGGAGCGCTGGGCGTCGCGCACGTTCTTCAACAAGAAGGACGCCGACTCGTTGCTCGAGAAGTACGGCCCGATCCCGATCCTGAAGCTCAAGCAACGCGGGATCAAATACTACAAGCGAAGTGAACAGTACATGGGGCTCTCGATCCCCGGTACGATCCGCAAGGGCAAGTGCTTCTTCACCCACGGCGTGGCGCACAGCAAGCACGCAACCTACACGCACCTGACGCGCTTCGGTGCCAACGTCGTGCACGGCCACACGCACCGCGCGCAGTCCAGCAACGAACGCACCGTGACCAGCGACGGCTTTGGGGCGTGGTGCCCGGGCACGCTGGCGAAGCTCCAACCGCTGTACATGCACACCTCGCCCACGTCGTGGACGCACGGCTACGGCTTGCAGTTGGTCAACCTCAGCACTGGCCAATTCATCCACTTCAACATTCCGATCATGAAGGGGACGAGCATGCTAATCGGCATGGTCGACGCGCTCAGCAGAAGGCACGGCAAGTGAACGCGCCCGAAGCCAACCCGGTGTGGTGGGTTGCGCGCGTCCCGGGCGCGGAGTGTTGGGTGCTGACCAGGCTTTGGTTCACGGCCCGGGAGATTGCGTCCGCGGAACTGGGCACCGACGTGAACCCCGTTCGAGCTTAGGTGAACCAATGACACCAAAAGACAAGTTGGGTCGTGAGATCGTGGTTGGTGACTTCATCGTTTACGGCCACGCCCTGGGGCGGAGTGCGGGCTTGCGGATTGGGAAGGTGCTGGACGTCACGCACAAGCCGGGGCGGTATCCTAGTGACAGCCCATGGCGGATTCGCGTCCAAGGCGTTGACGACGATTGGGCGCGCGCGGGCGTGGATCGGCCGCTCGAACTTTGCCGGCCCGGCACACTGCAGTTCCCGGAGCGAACGGTTGTTGACAGGAGAAGCTTGCCACTTGCGTACGCCGCCCTGTTTACCTCGGTGGCACGGTGATTGCGGCCGCGCAGTGCGCTGGCGTGCTTCTAGTGTGGCTGATTGTGATGGCGGTTTCCGGCATGCCACAACGGGGGATAAATCGGCGTGAGGGGATTGATTCAAATCAAATGACGTTCTAAGCTGTCTGGCATGACGAAGATTCTACTGTTGCTCGTGGGTTGTTTGGTTGTTGCGTGTGGTGGCCAGGTGGGTGGGACGCCCACGGCGGACCCGGTCGGCTCGGACGACTCGGCCGGAACCGCGTGGCGTGAGCTCAATCCCGAGCAGAGCGCGCAGCACCTCGGGTGCGTCACCGTCTGGAACAACTGGACCCCGCCCGGTTGCTTCCTGACCACTGCAGAGGATCCGACCTGGCGCACCTGCGTTGCTGACCCCAATCCGATCGTCGTCATCCACGATCCGCAGGTGAAGTGCCAGCTGTCCGTCAGCTTCGAGTGCAGCTGCGAAGGCAAATAAATCGGCTTCGGCCACTTGCAGAACGTCAAATGACGATCCAAGCTAAAAGGGCGATGACGACGAACGCCGCCGAAACGTTGCCGGAAGACGACTCGCACGAGTTGGAAACCGTGGTCCCGGAAAGTGGCCCGGTGACGATCAAGGAGCCGAAGCGTTTCAAGACGCCGCGGCTTTCGTTCGAGCTCTACTGCGCTTGGGTCTTCGGTAAAATGTCAAATGAAGAAATAGCCGAAACCGTTGGCTTTGACTGAGACGCATGAAGGACCCGAAGTTCCTACCCGACCCGATCGCACCAACACTCGACGTGCTCGAGGTGCCCGCGGAGCTTCACGCCGACGTGCGCGCCGCGCTGGTGGACTCGTTCGCAGAATGGCTCGAAGGCGTCGGCTTCACTGTGCCGGCGTCCTTCGTTCGGCAACACTTGGAAAACGTCAAATGAAGAATTTGGCGCGACGGTCAGAGGTGCAATGGCGTGGCTAGACCTGGCCGAAGATCTTGCCGAGCTGTTCGAACAACCAAACCTTCACGAACTCAACGCCGAGCATGTCCGAGACAGCCGTCTTGCCACTAAGCGGAAGTTTCGAGAGCGACGCAAAGATCGCACGCAACACGAGAGAGCAAAGCGCTACCGCGCCGCGCACGCTGAAGAAATTCGTAGCGCCAACAAGGCGCGGTACTTGGAAAACAGAGAGCGTTACGACGCACCAAAGAAAACTGAAGAAGGAAGGGCGTATGAACGAGCAAGATGGGAACGACGGAAGCAAGTTCAAAACGAGCGAAGAAGAAGAGCTACGAGCCGCAATAAAGTGGTTCCACGAGAATCCCGGTAACAAGCCAGGCGAGCGCAGCGAGCGTTACAAGCTGCACATCAAAGGCGGCATGCACCCTGCGGACGTCGTGGTGTTGTTGTACCGATTGGAAAGACCGGTTGTTCGTGGTTTCACGGAAGGTGTTCCGGTCCCGTAAGTGAAGAAGATCGACTGATGAATGTTGAAGCAAGTTGTTTGGTTGGATTTGGAAACTACGGGACTCGACCCCCGAGAGTGTGACGTGCTCGAGATCGCAATTGCTGTGGCCAAGGACGGGGACCCGTTCACAATCGAGAGGCGATACACGGCCGTGCTAGACTGCGTCTCGGATCCACGCACGTGGGACCCCTTCGTGCTCGACATGCACAGCAAGAACGGGTTGCTGCTCGAGTCCACGAAGCAGCGCGAAGACAGCCGCAAGCGCAACGTCAGCCGCCTGGAAGAGGTGTGTCAAACCGTTCTCCGACACATCCCTAAGCGCGTGGTCGACGGCAAGGAGAAACTCTGGACGCTGGCCGGCAACTCGGTGCACTTCGATCTGAACTTCCTTAAGGTCCACATGCCCACGCTGGCTCAGCGGTTCAGCCATCGCCTGCTAGACGTGACCGCCGCAAAGCTGTTCTGTGCGTCGCTGGGCTTCACCGAGCCACAGACGGACCCGGCGCACCGAGCCGAAGCGGACATTGACTCGAGCATGGCTCACATGGCCAAGCTCCAAAAGTTCGTGCGCGAATACCACCTGACGCAGAGGATCGCCGCGGATGCGTTCGTCCTTCCTTTGCCGGAGGTGCCGCAAGCGCCGAGTTGCGCGGGAGTAGGTTTGCACGCTTCGTTTTCAAGAGGTGACTCGTGTTGACGAACGAAGAGGCCGCCGCATGGTTCGGAATCGGATTGACGTCCTTCTTCAAATACGTCAAACCAAAATTGCGGGCTGTGCGCGTCGGTCGAACGGTGCGCTATGACCTGGAGGACTTGATTGCGTGTCGAGACCTAATGAAGGTTGGTCAGTTGGCGATCCCCGAACTCCCGGCGGCGTTCGCACCGTCCGATTCTCGTTCAACAAGCGGCAGTGCGAGATCTCAACCGGCGAACGAGGCTACACCGAGGCTTGCGCGGCCGCTGCCCGACTCGTTCCGGAGTACATCGCGCGCGGCGGGCCAGCCCCAAAAGTCGGCGGCAAGAAGCTCCACCCTGATGCGTTGCTCGGCCCGATTGCGGCAGATTGGGTAGACAGTCTCGCGCCCACGGCACTCAACGAGGCCTTTGCACTTCAGATCGTCGCGCACATCGTCCCGTGGTTCCGCACGCTCGACCGGCTGACGCCAGAGCTGTGCCCCGAGTACTACACGCACCGGCTCGGCCAGGTGCAGCGCTCGACGGTGACCAAAGAGGTGACGTGCTTGCGCGCGTTCGTTGAGTGGCTCCACGGCAAGGGGCTGACGTCGGTCAAGCCGGACGACTTGCCAGCTGTGCCGAAGCGCGACCCGGGCACGCCGCACAAGGTGGGCAAGCGCGAGCCGCAAGCCGTCGAGCCCGCGGAACTGCGCGCCATCCTTCACGGCCTTCCGGCCCGTTGTAAGGAGCGACGCAAGGAGAGTGGTAACGAGACGCTGTGCCGGCTCCTGTACGCGCTGTACTACGAGACCGGGCTCCGGCCGAAGACGATCCATTCTCTGGCCGTCCCCGACAACTGGCGCAAGGGCGAAGACGTGTTGCGGCTCGCCGCCAAGAACGACAAGACGAAGTTTGCGCGCGCGGTGCCGATCTCGCGGGCCGCTCGTTTGATCCTGCACTGGCTCACCGAGGGCGGCACTCGGCGTGGTCCGATCTTCGGCCGGCGGCCTGACCACCGAGACACGGTCAAGCGCGTGGCCAAGGCGGTGCTTGGCGAACGTGGCGCGCACTTCCAATTCTACGACTTGCGCCGCGCAGCAGGAACGCACGCGATCAATGCAGGCGCGCCCTTGACCGGCGTGGCTTGGTTGCTCGGCCACAAGCACGTCAGTACGACTTCGAAGTACATCAAACCCGGCCAACGGGCCGCGGAGCAGGCTCTACGAGCCCGAAGGAAATCGAACCACGCGCCTTGACTGCGGTCCCCCACGCGCTATCTTGGAGGAATGCTCCGCTCACTCGTCCTCGCCCTCGGTCTTCTGTTCACGTCCAACGCCTTCGCTGCGGACCCTGACTTCGACGATCGGTGCAAGCGCGCCGGGCGTGACGTTGGTGCGTACGCCGACGAAGGCGGCCTTGGTGGCGTGCTGCAAGCTCTCATTGCCAAGCAAGTGGGGCTCACGCCGAAGCTCAAGAAAGCGTGCGTCCAAGTGGCCACGTCGGACATGTTCGCGGCGTACCAAGTTCAGCGCGGCCAGGTGGTCTACTATGACGCCGACTACGGGTTCGTGTTTCTGCTCCGTGGCTTCAAGGGCGCCGTCGAGCAGGACTCGTTGTTCGGCGCAACCGAGCTCGAAGCCGTGCGCGTCACCGGCGAGCAACGCTACAAGATCGGGCAGGTTTGGTTCCGCGCGTTCGTGGTGGAGCCCCTGGCGTTGCCACCGTCGAAACCGGCCCCGTGATTGGTTCTAGTGGCGCTCCTAGTGGCGCCGCGTTGGCATCGGGTGCGAAGGAAGGGACTTGAACCCTTACAGGAGTTACCCCACTGGAACCTGAAGCGGGCGGGCGTAGTCCAAACCGGGCCATTTGTCGAGACTTTTGCGCGATTTCGGTCCGCTGGCCTTCGCGTTTTTTCGTCCCGCAACGGGGGGTTTTAGTGGCGCCACTAGGCGACCGAATCCGCCAATCCGGATTGACCGATTGACCTTGGTGTGGGATGTGTAGGCGGTCGCGCGGACCCGATTACAGCCGAGCCCGCGCAACCTAACCACAAGGGAGCGAGCCCTCATGGCTGACGTTGCTTTTACTGGGCGCATTGAGCCCCAGCAAGTGATCGCGTTCGTCCACCGTCGGATAGGCGAGCAGACGACCCTGATTCTGAAAACCGCGGAGACCTTGCGCGGATTGGCAGACCAACTGGAGGACATTGCCGCACTCCCTGCCACAGCGGACCCGTACGCCATTCGCGGCGCGTCAATTGGCCTCGGTGCAATCGCAACGCAAGCCGCCTTGTACGTCTCCGCGTTGCCGGCGTACGGGATGGCGTTGGCGGTCCTATGCGAGGTGAGACAACTCGGATCCGACCAGGAATAGAGGGACGTCAATCCCCATTGTGTACGAGTTGCGCAACCCCTCGCTAATGTCAGGCTACTGCCTGGGGTCGAACACAGAGGGCGAAATGATTTACAGCAAGACTAACAAGAAGGCGTTGGCGGAGCGGGCACGGTCGAGCCGACGTCCCTTGCCAGAGAGTCGAACGCAGAGAGTGGCGGCGAGGGTGCTCGGTGCGACGTTCGACGAAGTGGAGGCTTCGATCCAAAAAGCAAGAGCCGCACTAGACCAAGCGTTAGCTGTGGTCCGTGCGGCTCGACCCGACAATGACGACGAAGAGGGCTAGCGTCGGAGCGGAGAAGGGACGCGGAAGGTTTGCAGCTCCGGGGACGACGAAGGTGCGCGGCCGGTCGGAGAGTAGGCGGAGTGCGGAAGGTTCACACCCCAACGAGCGTACGGCGGATCCAAGAGTGGGACCAGGCCGTAACTGTGGACCCACTTGTGTGTGCTCGGCGTCGGATACGACGCGCGTAAGACGCCGTGCATTTGAGGCGGCGGTTGCTCGGCTGCCAGGTTGTGGATCTTCTTCAGCGCGTCGTCCTTCTTCTCGATCGTGCGCTGTGCCATCGCCAGACGGGCTTCAGCGTCCTCTTTGGCGGCGGCCACGTCGGCCAGTGCGTGAAGCAGAATCGAGAATTCCAGATCGTTGTACGCCGGCTCACGTTCGATTGTGACGGTCACCTGGCGCCCCTTGTCGCGTTCGTTGACGACGCGCTTGCACGCCTCGGCCAAGGGCTCTCCTGGTTGAGCGCCGAGCGTGGTGCGTGCTTCCAAGACGATCTCGTGCATGCCGTTGAAGTCGTTCAAACGATTTTCTGCTGTTTGAACGGAGCGCCGTGCGGCGTGCTGCAACGTCTCGCCGCCACTCTCTGCGTTCGACTCTCTGGCAAGGGACTCCGCAACGTCTTGGAGAAGACTGTCACGATTGACCGTCTCGTGGCGCGCTTGATCCCGCTCCTTCACCACGCGAAACGCCGCGCCTGGCAAGGTCTCTCCACACTGCGCGCCAAGTTCCTTACGGGTCGCGTTGTGCACCTCTTTGGCGTTTGCATAGTCGGCTTCCAACTCAGCCACCTTCTTGCGCAACGCCACGTTTTCTGTCACGAGGTTTTCGACTTCGCGCAGCACGTCGAGCTCACCACAGATCCGCCTAGCGCCGCCGATTGGGTCGAGCGTCTTCGCCACATCCTCTAGCGCAACATCGGCCACGTGCTTGACCAGCGCGCGCCACCCTTGCTGGCGTTGTGGGTCTAGGTCTGACCATTGCACGAACGCGGAGCCCCAACCCGTGTTGGTTCGCCGCCGAATGATCGGCGCGTGCACATCCAAAACCTTCCGGGCTTGTTCTGCTACTTGATCCAAATTCTTCATTTGATGTTTGCTTTCTCTTCCAAAAACGTTGCGCATTCCTCGAAGTGGTCCGCATGATCCATTGCGGCGCGGTTGAAGGTGGGGCCGCCATACGCCCGATCGGCGTGGCGTTCGGCTTGAAGCACCTCGGCTGCCACGGCGCAGCACAGCGCGCGCAAGGCCATGCCAGGAATGCATGTCACTCCTTGGTGTCCTTGGCCGGGTCGTCCGGCGGTTGGTTGGTATCCCTCCCGGCGTGGGCCCCTGTTTCCAAGGGAGCGGGCGCATGAGGCGCTCCTTGCAAATCGTCATTTGACGTTTCAGCAAACACTCTGGCGATTGTTTCGCCATAGTCAAGGCCGAGTTCGGCAGATAGTTGACGAATTGCCCGCGCAGCCGGTCCCGCTGGAATGTTAGGGCGCATGGCCGCCGAGCTGTGGGCGCGCGCCTCACGCTTGGCCAGGTGGGAGGCCTTGGACGCCTCGGTGGCGTTGGTGCGGGCTTTCTTCGGGTTCGTTTTGCGCTGGGGACTTGACGCAACCGACCCGTTTTGCGCTGAGGACTTGACGCAACTGGGCTCGTCCGGGTCCGTTTTGCGCTGGGGACTTGACGCAACGTGCTCGTCCGGGTCCGCTTTGCGCTGGGGACTTGACGCAAGACCGAACTTCAAGCGGAGCAAGTGGTCCTTGATGCGCGCCGTGAATTCCTCATCTGACTCATTTGGGGTCCGTTTGGGCATCGTCATTTGATGTTTCAAGGTGCGTCGTGCGTGGTGCGCTGTCAAGTTGCGCTGGGGACTTGACGCAACAAGACCGTCCGAGCCCACGTTGCGCTGGGGACTTGACGCAAAATGGACCCGTTGCGCTGGGGACTTGACGCAAAATGGACCCGTTGCGCTGGGGACTTGACGCAAAACGAAGCCTCCGCCCCGGAATAGAACGACCGTGCTATTTTTACATTTGGGGTCGTTGCGCACATTTCCGCCGATCGTAGGCCGGCGAAAAGTTCCGGCTCCGAGGCCAGAGCGGGGCGCGTTGCGCTGAGCGCTTGACGCAAAACGGGCCGCGGAGGCGAAAAGTCGGCTCAGCAACAGAGGTATACCTATCCTTAATGACCCGACCCTATACCGTCCATTTAGCAGGAAACGAACAGCTGTTCGGTCGGCCGGGTTATTGCTCGTTCATGGCAAACGATCCGGCCGGCAAGCCCGGCTATGCAGCAAACCTGAAATCAAACCTGGCCAAGCGCGTTAGCGTCCTCCAAGCGCACGATGCAGCATGGCGACCCCCTGAGGTGTGTCCAGACGTGCGTGAGTACCGCTCCGCAGTAAAGGAAGCGCAAGAGCGGCACGAAGACCTAGGTGACTTCGTCACCGAGCGCGAAGCCGCCCGCGACGCCACCGAAGAGGCCATGCGTTCCGTTGAGCATGCGTACGCCCGCGGGGAGGCCACCGGAGCCGACTTTACCGAGGCTATGAACGACTACCAGAGCGCGTGTGAAGCCGTCGAAGCCGCCAAGGACGCAGTAGCGCGCGCCGCCGCGGACATTCGCCGGGCCGAGCTCAAATTGCAGTGGGCTGAGGCGGTTGTGGGTGGTGCTGCGCGGCGTGCCAAGCTAGAGCGCCAACTAGCCGCCGAACTGCGAGGAATTCAGCTCCTACTAGGTAAGGACCTGCCTGCGGACCATCCCGAGACGCACCGACGCACCGCGCGCGCCGCCTTCTTGGCCCCCGTGATCGCTGCCCGCCGCAATATCACGCGCTACCTACCCGAGGCCGAGCGCGCCGCATGGGACAAGGAAACGGACGCGCTGGAGTCCTAGGCGAGCGGGGCAATGCACCGAACCGCAGGAAACAGGCCGATTCGTGAGTCCGCCGAGCTTCGCGCCGCAGTGGGGCCACTAGAACCGACTGCGCGGCCCACGGCGCCGTTAATGATTACGCGCACTTAGCGCAGAGATGGATCCCGCTCCGCGTGGTGGCGTCGTTCGCGGGCGTGAGGGTCGCTTGGCAGAGGACGCAGTGGGGCTTGTGCTCCACCTCAGCGAGGGCTTTCCGCAGGTCGTTCAAGCGGCCCTGAGCGCCCGCAAGGAGCGCGCCGCAGGTGTGGCCTGAAGCGCCGTAAAGTTCGCCCTCAGGGCGCCGTCCGCAGGCCATCTCTGTGCGGGCTAGCTCGTCCTCGGCCCCCGAGATCTCGCGGGCCAAGGTCTTCAGCAGCAGTGCGCGGGTTGCGTTCGTCATGGTCAGACTAGTCCGTGGGGGTTCATGTCGGTTTTGCGGGTGATGTGCTCGCCCATGGCCACGCTGATGGCGACGCCCGGGGAAGCGGCGAGCTCGGCTTGCCAGCGTTCGAGCTCCTTGGCGGCATCCTTGCCTTGCTCGAAGGTCATCAACTGGCCGTTGGTGCGGAGGATGACGCCCGATTCGCGACCCAATTCCGAGCCGAAGTCGAGGTAGATTTTCGTTGCGGGGTGGATAACGATCGTCGTCATGGGGTACAGCTTAGCAAGTGGGGGACCGCTGTAAAGGTAGTCCCCCGAGAAATCGTCATTTGACGTTTACAGCTTGGGAAGATACGCACCGTGTGGGATAATCTTGCCGTTGTGGATGACGTGGAAGTGGCCAAGCCCGTTGCGCTCACCCCAGTTGCCGATCTCAGCAACGTGCACATAGCAGCGGCCGTGCATGTCGTGGACGTACGCCTCGTACTTCCTGCGGTCCCCGTCCACCTTGTAACCCTTCTTGGTGTGCTTGTAGGTGGGGGTGCGGGCCGCGTTCAAGCGGGCGGCCAAGGCGTCAGCGGCCAAGCGCGCAGAGACCGATTCAGCAGCCAATTCCGGGGCGCGCTCGGGGGCAATGCCGCACGAAAGTAGGTAGACGGTGCGCTCGACCACGTTCGTGCTGTATTCGTTCGTCATGGGGTACAGCTTAGCAAGTGGGGGACCGCGGTCAAGGAACAATCGACGTCGAGGCCTGGATCTTGTCCCACTTCTTCGCACAGGTGGGGCAGGTGGGGCGTGATGTGCGTTCGTCCTCAGCGTGTGCGTACTCGTCCACCAAGTTGTCGGCCTTGACCGCACAGCCGGTGCGTATGGTGTACCCCTCTGCGCTGATGAAGGCGATGTGAGTCAAGAGCGCACGTTCGCCGATATCCTTGCCCTTGTACGCGCCGCCGAGCACGCCCAACGTTTGAACGCTCTGGAACTCCACCACCATGCGACCAGACTTGAATGTTTGCATGGGTTGATAGTAGCGCGCGGGGGACCGCTGTCAAGGGTCTCGAAAGAACGGCGGGGCCGATTCACTGGCACAACCTTTGCGATCGCTAGTCTGTTCACCTCTGAACGCTTGTTCAGGGTTCGCGGTCGAGCAGCAGATCGTCCGCCGCATAGCAGTAGGACTCGAGCGCGCGCCGCGTGAGCTCGCCCAACGTGACCCCCTGACGCTCGGCAACGTCGCGCCAGTGGGCCGCGCGCCCGTCAGGATCGGGGACCTTCAAGTCAAGCCTTGGCGTGCGGTGCGTGCCTGAGGTGACGGGCGGACGCCAGGCGAAGGGGTGGGTGGGTGTGGGGTCCGCGGCGGCGTGTTGCTTGACGGTCAGGCCGCACACCGCGCAGCCAACTCGAGGGGAGCGGGTCATGCTGCGCGTCGACCTGCGGCGCGGGCGGCAATCCCCTTCTTCACATCCGCTAATCCAGGGTGCGGCCCTGCCACGAAGGAAGCGCCCATGCGAATCAACAAGCCCCAAGCAATTTGCTCGGTGCGTCGTCGCACGTAGTCGCGAAGGTCCCCAGGTGTCGGCTCCACAGCCCGCACGCCGTCGAAGCTGTAGAGTTTTCCAGCGCCGTCCCGAACGAACCACATCATTCCGTCGACGCCGCGGCAAACGTTGAAGTCCTGCATGGCCCTCAAACTAGCAAGCGGGGGACCGCGCGCAAGCCTTAGCAGCACATTTGATTTTAATCGGCTGGCCGGACAGAATGGCCGCCGTGTTGCAGAGGTACGACCGATCCCGACTCGGGCGCGCCACTCCTACCCCGGTAGGTGGCGTGCGCGTTCCCGCGTTCGTTTCGCGTACAGGTGTGCAGTCCTACCGCATGCCGGACGGGTCCGTCCGCCGTGAGTACCGATCGCCCGAAGAGGTGTTCCACCCCGACTCGCTCGCCAGCTTCCGCGGCGCCAGCGTGACGGTTGGGCACCCCGCGCGCGTCACGCCGAAGACCTTCAAGGCGCTTTCGGTCGGCTTCATCCTCGACGCGCCGACGCAAGCCAAGGAAGCGGACGGGCAAAGCTACGCCGCGGTCCATTTGGACGTGAATGACGCTGACGCCGTTTCCGCCGTCGCGGACGGCAAGCTCTGCGAAAACAGCCTGGGCTACACCTGCGATTGGGACCCGACGCCCGGAACCGACCCGGTCACCGGCGAGAAATTCGACGGCTACCAGCGGAACATCCGCATCAACCATTCCGCCTTGCTCGAGCAAGGCCAGGCGCGCGCGGGACGGCTCGCTCGCGTGGTCACGGACCAAAGCGACGAAGCCGCCGAAATGCGACTCGACGCGGACGGTAACCAAGTTGCCGCACCCGCGGCGGAAAGCAAACGTCAAATGAAGATCCTGATTGGTGGGAAGGAGCTCGAGGGCACGGAACTGCAAGCCGCAGTGTGCTTGCTCGAGCAGGCGAACAAGACGGCGTCCGATCGTGCGGACGCGGCCGAGGGCAAAGCAGCGGCCGAGAAGGCGCGCGCGGACAAGGCCGAGAAGGACCGCACGGACGCAGTGGCAGCGGCGAGCCCCGAAGCAATTGCCAAGCTCGTGGCGGACGAGTCGGAGTTCCGCGCCCTGGTTGCGCCGGTGCTCGGCGACAAGTTCGACTTTGCCGGCAAGAGCCGCAAGGACGTCAAGATCGCGGCCGTGGAAAAACTCGACGGCCTGAAGATCGACTCCGAGAAGAGCGACGCATTCGTGGATGGCTGTTTCGAGTCGGCCATGTCCCACGTCAAGAAGGCCGAGAAGAAGGACGCAGGCGCGTCGGGTTCGGAGGACTACTCCAAGCGCGACACGTCGAAGCTCACCAAGGCGGACGCCGAGCTCGCTGACATGAGCGAGGCCGAGTGGGCCGCGCGAATCGACCAAATGGTCGCTGACAAGTCGAAGAAGGGAACCTGAACATGCCGCAAGCCTGGCAAACTGACATTGCGGAGTCGATCTCTACGACTCCGGCCGCGGGCCAGCCTGCGGAACAAGTCTCCGATCTTCGCTCCGGCCGCGTTGCCGAGGTGTTGATTCCCCCCGGCCTTTTGGTCACTCCTGGCACCGCGCCGACGCAGCTCAAGTTGCCGACCAGCGCAGCCGAGGTGATCAAGGGTTTGGGCGTCTCCGTGCTGATGAAGATCAGCGAGAGCGGCCCGAACTTCCAAATCGGTGACGCGGTCTTGTACCTCGAAGAGGGCGAGATCTGGGTTGCCGTCGAAGCGGCCGTGACCGACGGCTCGGACGTCTACGTGCGCTTCGCAAACGGCGCCTTTACTCAAAAAGGTGCCTTCCGTGGCGACGCCGACACCGCTACCGCGGGCAAGCTTTCGGGCGCCCGCTTCACCAGCACCACGACGGGCGCGGGATTCGCGAAGGTTCGCTTGAACCTGCCGGCGGTCTGAACGTCAAATGAAGTTTCCGTAGAACAGCCAAAAAGCAATGCCGACCGCACTTCAACGCGAATTGACGTTCCTGATCGCCGAACGTCGCAAGGCCTACCGGCCTCTTCAGTGGCGTCAGATCGTCCAGCTGAAGCGAGGAATCCCCGAGTGGGCGGAAAACCTCGAAGTCATCAAGCTGAGCGAGCAAGCGAACGAGCCCGTTCCGCATCAGATGGGGAACCAGAAGGCACCCACGCCGAGCTTCGATCGCTCCGCGGGCTACCTCAAGTTGGTGGAGTTCGCGCTCGCCTACCAGATCTTCGACAGCGAGTTGATTCGCTCGGAGAAGATGGGGATCAACGTCAGCGCTACCAAGGTGCTGGCGAACAGCCGCGCGACGGAAGAGTTCCTGGACAAGGTCTCTCTCATTGGCCACGCGGCGTACAACCTCGTGGGCGTGTTCCGCTGCGCGGACGTCACCCCCATGACCATGACCAGCGCGCTGTCCGATCTCTCGGATGACGAAGTGGTCAAGGTGTTCGGCAACTTCTGCTTCAAGGTCAAGAACGACACGAAGCAGAACAACGCCTGCACTCGGCTGGTCTTGCCGGACAACACGTTCCGCTACCTGTCGACGCGCTACATGGACGGCTCGGACGTCAGCACGCTCGACAAGATCCGCAAGGCGTTGCCCGGCGTCGAGATCGTCGACTCCTACAAGGCGCGCACCGCGGGCGGCACGTTGACGAACGGCGTGGGCGACAAGCACCGCTGCGTCGCGCTGGACAACTCGACGGACGTCGTCGAAATGCCCATGGTCCACGAAATGACCGACGGCGAGCCGCTGAAGATCCACAACGGCTACGAGGTGCTTCAGACGATCAAGTTCGGCGCGCCGATCGTCTACAACCCGTTGGCGATCTGTTACCTCGACCTGGCGGACGATCCGCTCGGCTCGACCGAGGACATGGTCTCCGTCGCGCTCTGAGCGTGACGCGAAACGAGGCAAGGGGGCCCGCCGCGCGCGGGCCCCGTCACCTCAAAGTCTCTTCCTGAAAGGGCAATCCTATGCTTCTGAAGAACCAAAAGCCGGCCTCCGGCAATGCGAACGGCGTGCTTGCCGGAAACGCAGTCAACCTCCCGGCGCTCGGCGCCGCGCGCATCAAGTGCGGCTCGTTGTCGCTCGACCTGAATGCGGACGTCGAAACCAGCACGCTGACTTTCACGGTCGCGTGGGAAGGTTGCGACACCGCGGACTTCGCGTCCCCGATCGCCCTCGCCAACAATGAGGTGAACGCGGCCGCGGCCGTCGTCGGCACTGGCACGGCTGGCGCGGACGCCAACATCGTCAAGAGCTACTCGGCGCCACCCTCGGCGTACGCCTTCCGCTACGTCCGCGCGAAGATCGTCGTGGGCGTCGCGACTGGCACGACCAGCGACACCTACGCAACGTCGTACCGCTACCGGGTGTGAGAGGCGGAATGCAACTGAGAGCAAGGCTCCATTTTCGGCTTGGTTCGCGCGCGCTCAAACGGGGCGAGCTATGCGACGTGACCGAGCGGCATGGGGCCATGCTCGTGGCGATGGGGTGGGCGGAGGCAGTTCCGGCGCAAGTCGAGCCAACGCCCACCCCTGCCACACTTCCCGAAGAGACGCCGGCACCCGCGCGCGCGCCGCGCAAGGAGTCGACACCAGCGGCGCCAGTGCACGCGCCGCGCGCGGACCGCACGGCCGCTTGTAAGCACTGCGGCAAACCCTACTTGGCCCACCCGAAGCGGCGCGGTCCCGTGCCGGCGGACGGTTGCGGCGACATGCGTTCCGGCTTCAGGGCGAAATGAACAAGGCCACGTTTCTCGTACGCTTCCCCGAGTTCGCCGCAACCGACGCCGAGCAGACAGGTCTCGTGGACGCCTGCCTGGACGAAGCGCTCAAGGCCGTCAACGCCGAGATCTGGGGCGCCAAGTTCGACCAAGTGCACGCGCTCGAGACCGCGCACCGCCTGGCGATCACGCCGTTCGGTCGTAACGCGAAACTCTCAACCGCGACAGGTGAATCGACGTACGGCGAACAGCTCCGCAAGATGCGCGTGGCCGCGGCGTGCGCCGTCAGTCGCCAGGGGTGACGCATGAAGCGCCGCGATCGGGTCTCCGCAGAGTGGCAAGAGTTCACCAAACTCCCCGAACTGACGACGATCGAAGTTGGGATTTTCGAAGACGCCGGCACGGCCCAGAAGATCGCAGGCGATGGACAAGGGCCGGTGGAAGCAACGCTGGCCGAGATTGCTTCGTTTCATGAGTTCGGTTTGGGCGTTCCGCAACGCAGCTTCCTTCGGGCGTGGTTCGACGAAAACGAAGAGCGGCTTTTCGCCACGTTCGTGGATCGCCTGGGCGCCAACGGCCCTACAGGCTGGGCGGTCGCCCTGAACCAAGTGGCGCTTTGGGTACAAGCCGACATTCAGTTGCGAATCACGAAGCACATCCCGCCGCCGCTGAAGAAGGCGACGGTGGACCGCAAAAAGAGCTCCACCCCGCTGATTGACACGGGCCAGCTCCGCGCCGCGATTACCGCTCGAGTCAACGGAAAGCCCCCAGCATGATCACGTGGTACGGCGTAAAATCTGCAATCAAAGCCGCCGTGGTTGCTTCGTCCGGGCTCGTCCCCGGGCAAATCGCGTGGGCGAAGCGGCCCCAGTCGGCTACGAATCGCGCCGTCGTCTTGCAGGTTGTGGACGCGCCCGCGGATGGCTACGCGCGTGTGGTTGAGACCTTGTCGGCGGACAGCACGTCCTTTGACATAGCGGTCAGTAAAACGGTAACGTTTACCGTCAACGTCAGAGCGGAAGTTCCAGCGCCTGACGCAAATGGAGACTCGCAAGACCTTGCCGAAGCAATTCGCCTGGGGCTCGAGTTGCCGTCAATCAAAGCAGCACTCAAGGCGGCGGCAAACGTCGTCGTCGTCGCGTTTCCAATGAGCGTGACCCCCTTCGGATCGATCATGATCGACCAAAGGGAGGTAGACACAACGTCGTTTGACGTTCAGTTCCGGGCAGAGTTCAGCAAGAACGATCCACTACCTCAAGGGTGGATCGAACGTGTCGAAGGCGAGGGCGTTTTGACCGACGTCGACGGCACGGAAATCCACGTAACGTTTGAAGCAGAACGGCCGTAAAATGGACGTTTCCGAAATCATCAGCGTCAACGTAACCGTTCAAGACGCTTCCGTTAGTCAGGCAGGTTTTGGCACGATCGCGATCTTCTCCGCGGACGGCCCGGGCGTCCCTGGTAGCTGGCAGGGTACTTACAGCGCGAACCCCGCAGGTCTCGCCCAAATGGTGACCGACGGCTTCGGCGCGACTCGGTCTACTTATTTGAAGGCTTCGGCGATCTGCAATCAGAGCCCGCGTGTCTCGCAGTTCAAGGTCTACAAGCGCGCGACGCCGAACGTTCAGTCTCTGACCGTCAAGGTCACGAACATCACTCAAAATTACGTTCAGAAATTCGACATTGGCTATCTTGGCGGCGCGATGACGACAATCAGTCGTCCGAACGGCTTCGGCGAGACCGCAACGCAAATCGCTACGGCGCTCGAGCTCTTGATCGAGGCGGTCACCGGGATTTCGTCAAACGCTGCTACGGACACGATCACGATCACGCAAGAGACGCCGGGCAACGATCGGTTCTACGTCAAGAACGTGAAGCGCGAGTTGGTGCTGGATGACCCGAGCCCCGACGCCGGCATTGCCACCGACTTGGCGAACGCCGCGATCGAAGACCCGGACTTCTTCGCCTTCGTGATCGACTCGACGTCCGCCGCGGAGATCACAGCCGCGGCCACTTGGGCCGAAGCCAACAAGCGTATGTTCCACGCGCTGTCTTGCGACAGTGACATTGTTGCAACCGGCTCCGCGGACGTGGCGAGCGCGCTCAAGACCAGCAATCTAAATTTCACCACGGTCGCGTTTACGCGGGACACCAGGGGCGGACTGGACGCCGGCATCCTCGGCCGTCAGCTGAGCCAGGCGCCAGGTAGCTCAAGCTGGCACGCGAAGACGATCTCCGGTCCGGCCGTCGACAACCTGACCAAGAGCGAATCCGACTTCGCGCGCGGTAAGAACGCGCTGACCTACCAGAACGTCAAGGGTCTCTCGTGGGTGATCGACGGCAAGGCGGCGAGCGGCCGCTTTCTCGATATCACGATCGGAATCGAGTGGCTGAAGGCGCGCATTGCTGAGCGCATCGTCTTTTTGATGGCGACGCTCGAGAAGATCCCTTTCACGAACGCCGGGATCGGTTTGGTCGAAGCTGAGGTCCGAGCACAGCTCGGCGCGGCGGAGTCGGCTGGTTTGATCGACACCGGTTGGACGGTCACGGCGCCCAAGGCGTCCGACGTCAGCCCGACGGATCGCGCGAATCGTTTGCTGCCCAACATCAAGTTTGCGGCTCGTCTGCAAGGCGCCGTTCACAAGGTGCAAATCGACGGCACGGTTTCGGTCTGACCCGAAACGTCAAATGAAGTTTTGAGAAAGACCGAAGCATGACCTCCACCCGACTTGCCGTTTACGATAGCGAAGCGGTCACCCTTTCCGTGTGCGGCATTGCAATCAACGACATGCGCGTTGTAGACGAGTTCGTCTCGATCGACCAAGAGGGCGACGCCTTCGAAGATGAAGCGGCCGCGGACGGCGGCGTGATTCGGTTCGCCACGCACGAGACGCGCTACACCGCCACGATCAAGCTGAAGGGCGCCAGCGCGGAAAACCCCAAGCTGGCCGCGCTTCATGGTTTGGACACGAACTCACTGAATGGCGCTGGCATCGGTGCCTTCTTGCTGAAGGACACCAACGGAAGCACGATCTACTCGAGCCCGACTTGCTGGATTGCCAAGGCGCCCACGAAGGGCTTCGGCAAAAATACGGGGGACGTCGAGTGGAAGATTCGACTAGTGGCCAGGCCGTCCAATATGTTGGCTGGCGGCAACTGAGCCGCTGACCGCGCAACAATCGCCAAGTAGAAAAGCCCCGTTCTATGAGTCGAGATCCCGTCGAGTTCCAGATCGAAGAAGCCCAGTTCAAGGTCCAACCCCTCAAGCTGAAAGACGCCATGAGAGGTTGGGCCATCCTGGCAAACGTGCTGCTGCCTGCGGCGTTCGGATTGGACCAGCAAGGCCCCGCGGCCATTGCCGGCGCACTCTCCGGGCTCGAGCGCTTGCCCGAGTTGTTCGACATGTTCGCACCTCGAACACAAGTTAAGTTCGGCGCGGTGCCGAGCTTCGCGCCGCTCGCTACGTTCGCCGAAGACGTGTTCGCGCGCCGCTCCGATCTTCTCTTGGCCTACCTCGTCGAATGCGTGGTGACCGAATTTGGCCCTTTACTCGACGCGCGTGGAAGGAGCGTGTTGCAGCAGACGGGCAGCCGCTTCGGCTCTCTCCTGGCGTTGACTGGTCAATCTACGGCGTCGCCTTCCACCCCAGAGTGAAGGATAGCCTTTACGAGATCTTGGACCGCTGGTCGCTAGAAGATCTCTTCGAGGCTTGGGACGTCTTGAACGCGCTGGACGAAGCGGAGCGCGAGGCCGCAAAGAAGAAAGACTGATCAGTGGCATCACTCCGGGAACTTCTGCTCGAGATCAAGATCAAGAGCGACAAGAAGGAGGTTGACGCCACTAATCAGGCTTTCAATCAGGCCACGGCTAGCGCTGCGAAGTTCGAGTCCAACGTCCAGACCGCTATCGGCGGGCTCGTTGCTTTGCGTGGTGAAGCGCAAAAGACCGCGGCCGTCGTAAACAAGATCGCAACGACGCCGTTGCGTCCGCCGAATGCTGCAACCCCACTCCGGGCGGAAAACTCAGCGTTGCCGGACGTGGCCGCGCCTGTTGCTGCGAAGCGTTCGCAGAAGGACATTTTCGCAGGCGCACTGAACGAGGCCAAAGGGAAAATCAACGGCGTTCTGAATAGCGTCACGAGCTTGCGCGCAGGTGTGCTCGCGTTCGGCGCCGCCGTTGTTGGCAACTTCGTTTCCAAATTCGTGGGCGATGTGATTTCGGCGGGGGACGCGCTGGACGACATGTCCAAGCGGACTCGCCTTTCCGCCGAGTCGCTTCAAGTCTGGCAGAAATTCATTTCAGAGAACGCAGCCGGCGCGGGCCCCGAGGTGTTGGAGTCGAGCGTGCGTCGTCTCACTCGCGCGATGGCTCAAGCGGGCAAGGGCGCGAAGCAGCCGGTAGCCGCATTCAAAGACTTGGGCGTTGCCTTCAAGAACTCGGACGGAACGTTGCGGCCGACGGAAGAGGTCTTGATCGATGTGGGGTCGGCGCTCGCCAAAATGGACGACGACGCCAAGGCCGCGGCGCTTGCAACCCAACTCCTTGGCAACGCTGGCACGGCGTTGGTTCCCGCGTTCGAGGGCGGCGCGGACGCGGTCCGCAAGCAAACTGCGGCCATGCGCGAAAACGTCGCCATGTCCAGCGAAGAGGCCGCGGCACTCGGGAAGCTGGACGACTCGCTCGGCCGTTCCGCTAGCGCGTGGAAGGTAATCAAGGCGCGAATCGTTATCGGACTGCTCCCATTGATCACGCTCTTGATCAACGGGTGGGAGGCATTGTCCAAGAAGGTCCGGGACATCGTCCGGACTACGAGCATTCTGCAAACCGCGTTCTTGATGCTTTCGGGCGGAGGCCTGTGGAAGCTCGTGCAGATTGTCGGCGCCTTCGTCACCAAGGCAGGCGGTTGGCGTGTTGTCATGTCAATGATGGGGCAAGGGCTCCGAGCGGCCGCAAGCGCGGCGTTTCGGTTCCTTGTACCGCTGCTTTTGATCGAAGACTTCCTGACCTTCCTTGCGGGTGGCAAGTCGGTCTTTGGTCGGGCGTTTGACGAGATCTTCGGGGGTGGCGGCGCGGTCAAAGCGCGGAACGAAATCCTAGCGTTCTTCGATCAAATCACAGCAAAGTGGAACACGGAGATCGCGCCGGCTATCGCGCAGGTGTGGCCGATTTTGCAGCAGATCGGCACGGTGGTCGGCTCGGTAATCCTGGGCGCGCTGAACTTGATCGGTATGGCGCTGTCCGACAACAAGGACAAGACCCTCGAACTTGCCAACGCCTTCCTGAACAACATGGCACCGGCCGTGGAAGCCGTGCGGGACATGTTGAGCTCGCTCGGCCGAGGGTTGAACGCGGTCGGTTTGGGTAGCGCGGCGGCGGGTGTGTTTGATGCGGCGAGCTCGTTGGACGACAAGGCCGCCAGCATGCGCGGCGCGGGCAAGACGATCGCCCGCAACGACTCGAGCAACGGCGTTGCCGAAAGCGACCTGGCCGCCCGTATGGCCGTGTTCAACGCACGGAGCATGCCGCCCGGTCTCGCGAACAATCCGGCTGGCGCCGCAGCGGCCAACCCGGTGGCTGTGCAAGCCGGTGGACGAGTCGTCACCCTCACGGACAACCGCAAGATTGAAGTCACCGTCCCGGCGAGCCCTTCACCCGGCGCGACGGGCCGCGCCGTAGGCCAAGGCGTCAGCAACGCACTTGACCAAGACCGACGTCAAGTTTTGAGCGGGGTTCAGTAATGGCTGAAGGAACACCCGATTTCTTGGTCTGGGAAGACGACAACGGCGAGCGGCACGCGCTCAACGTCGACTTGGTGAAGACTCACGAAGACGAACGGTCGGCCACCGTGACGTCGCATCCGGTGGAGCAAGGCACGAAGATTGGAGACCACGTAATCCACGATCCGGATCGGTTGACGCTCGAGATCGCACAGACTCAAACGCCGCTACCGCTGCCCGCACTCCCTGACGTGGCGTGGGTGAAGCCGGAGGGGTTCAGTACGCAAGTTGTCACGCTCAACGTGCGCAAGTCCCTTTTCCAACCCGGTGGCTTGCTCGCCGTTACACGCGCCGTTGGCGACGCAGTGTCGAGCCTTCTTGGCGTCGAAGAAGAGACCACGCAAGCTTCAGTCTTCCAGGCGGATCAACCTGTCGATCGAATCGGCGAGCTCCACGACCAGTTGATTTCGATCAAGACCAATTCGCGATTTTGCACGGTTACTTTTCGCGGTCGAGTCTATCCCAATTTTCTCGTTACCAAGGTGAACTGGTCGAGTGCGCCGCGCGAGGTTGGGATCGGTCGGTTCAAGCTCGAGCTCGAGTCGATCCGGATTGTGACGAACGCAACCGCGGAGCTTCCGGACCCGGCGTCGCTTCGCTTGAAGCCGGCGAAGCAACAGACCAACCCGCCGAAGCCGGGATCGGGCGGCGCGACGGACGCAGCCAAGCAACCGAGGGAGTCGATCCTAAGTCAGGCCACCGGAGCCGGGAGACTGAGCTCGTAATGCTGCTTCAACTGAACATTCAGACGGACGGTGAAACGCCGTTCCTGACGCACCGAACCACCTTGGAGGGCAAGGACTACGATCTGGTTTTGCAGTGGAACGAGCGGCGTGAGCTGTGGACCGCAACAGTAAAAACGGTTGACGGCGAGATCTTGATTGCGTCGAAGGTGCTGCGTCACGGACACAACTTGCTCGCGCGTTGCGTGTCGCCGAACAAGCCGCCAGGGATTCTGTATTGTTGGTGCACGACACCCGCAAATCTATCGGCGCCCGGCGTCGCCGATCTCGGCGTGCGCGCGGGGATCTTCTACTGGACGTCGGACGAAGTGGCGGCGTGATGGCTGGACAACTTCAATTCCGCCGCTCGTTCGTAGCAGAGTTCGGTGACATCAAGATCGATGGCACGAACGGCGCTGACGATACGTTGCGCGTAGAGTTCAACATCGAACGCGACAAGCTTCCGTGGCCCAATAACGCCGAGCTCGTTGTCACGAACTTGAGTGAGAGCACGCGAGACAGACTGACCGCCGCCGGGCCCGCCGTTGCGCGCATTGCCGCAGGGTACAACGCGGACCCGAGCATCATTTTTTACGGGTTGTTGGATCTTGTAGATCATCAGAAAGACGAAAGTAGCGGCGACTGGTACACCCGGCTTTCGTCGAGCGACTGCGGAGAGAAGATCAAGCAAGCGAAAGTTTCGAAGTCTTTCGCGAAGGGCACGACCGTCGGTGCCGTCGTCAAGGAGATCCTGAAGTCGCTTGGCTTAGGCGAGGGGAACCTTAAGGATTTCGCGTTCGACTCGGACATGTTGCGCACGCTGCCCGCGGGTGGCGCGTTGCACGGGAACGCTGTGGAAGAGCTGACTTACTTCCTTCGCTCCGCGGGGCTCGAGTTCAGTATTCAGAACAGCAAGATCCAGTTCGTCAAGATTGGGCGCGGAGTGCCCAACGCGCAAGGCCCTTTGCTGACGCCCAACACCGGCTTGGTTGGTTCCGTCACGGTCAGTTTGGAGAAGGCCACGGACCTGACGCGCAAGAAGACCAAGAAGACCGCAGCACGCGCAATCGAGACGGTCTTCGGCGAGAAGGTCGACATGGTCAAGACGATCGAGGGGAAATGCTTGCTGAACGCGGACCTTGTCCCTGGCGTTCCTTTCCGCGTCGAGTCCGCGACCGTCAACGGAGACTTCTTGTGTTGCGCGTGTCGGCACCGTGGGGATTCGCGCGGCCCGGACTGGTACACCGAGTGGAAGGGTATTCCGTTGGAGGACGTATGAGAAGAATCGGCGAGCCTTCCGAAGTCGAGATCTTGCGCGCTAGTGCTCGGCGTGCCAAGGCCGACATTCGCACGTCAGTGCCCGGCGTGGTGGTGGACTACGACGCCACGAAGCAGCGCGTGACGGTCAAGTCCGCGGTCTTCATTCCCGACGCCAGCGGCATCCCACAGGAGTTGCCCCAGTTGTCGGAGGTGCGCGTGTCGTGGCTCCGTGGCGGCGGGTACTTCGCGGCGTGCCCACTCGTTGCCGGGGACGTCGGCTTGTTGGTTTTTTGCGAGGCAGATTTCACACCCTGGCTGGCGACGGGAGAGATCGGCGAGCCGCTCAACGTGCGCACGCATGGCCTTAACGCTTGGTTCATTCCGGGCGGGTGCGTGGACGGGAACGAACTCGCCAACGCACCGACGGACCACATGGTGATTGGCAAGGACGGCGGCCCTTTAATCCGCGTCAAGGGGACCGGCATCGAGCTCGGCGCCAGCGTCACGGACTACGTGGCCATGGCCCAGAAAGTGTTGACCGAGCTGACCACCTTGAACAGTGGGATCAGCGCACTGACCACGTGGGCCGGGACTCACATGCATCCGACCGCCGGCACCGGTCCGCCGAGCCCACCCGCCGTAGCGCCGCCGAGCCCGCCCGCCGCGCCGGCCAGCGTTGCCGCCACCAAAGTCAAAGCGCAGTGAGAGCCCTATGAGTTGCTTCAACATTCCGGGAGATGTCGCGCTGAACGCCGACGAGACCGATTTGGTTTTGGTTCAAGGCTTGACCGCAGTTCAGCAGCAGATCCGCGTCGGTGTGCAGGTCTTCAAGGGCCGCTGGAAGTACGATCGCAACAAGGGTCTTGCGGAGGTTGAACAAATCTTTGCCAAGAGCCCTGACGGGCGCGTGTTGCGGACGATCTTTTGGGACTTCCTGATCAGCGTGCCCGGCGTTGCCGAAGTCCAAGCACTAGATTTGCGATTGGAAAGGGCGTCGCGTACCTTATTCGTGACCTTCCGCGTGCTGTGCGAGTCCGGGGAAATCCTGGAGGACAGCCTAGGTTTGCCGTTCGAGTGAAGAGGCCGCAATATGACCGACTATGGGGTGACCCCGGACGGCTTCGTCCTAAAACCGTTCGAGGCGATTGACGCCGAAGTCTCCGCGTTTTGGCGCGAGAAGATTTCCAAGCATCTTCAGCTTACGGAAAAGACCGTGCTCGGTAACGTCGGGCGCGCAGAGAACGAGCAGATCGCGGCGCTGTGGGAGCTAGCCCAAGCGGCCTACCAAAGCTTCGATGTCAGCAACGCAGATGAAGCCGCCTTCGTCGCGCTGTGTGAGCTGACCGGCGTCAAGCGCTTCGCCGCGAGCAAAGGCCGCGTTGCCACAACGTGCAACTTTGACGCGAGCAAGAGCTACGCGCCGGGGGATCTCGTGGCGCACGTCGCCGGGCAGGCTTCCAATCGTTGGGTGAACAAGGACCAAGTCACCACGACCACGGCGGGAAACTACAGCGTGGCGTTCGAGGCCGAGACGGCGGGCGCCGCGGGCGTTGCGCAAGCCGGTACGCTGACCGTAATCGCTCAGTCGATCGACGGTTGGCATAGCGTAACAAACGCACTGAAGTCCGATCCCGATGGTACGGACGTCGAGACGTTGGAGGCGCTCGAGCTCCGACGCCAACAAGAGCTTGGCGGGTCGGGCGCGCGAACTCTGCGATCGATCGTCGCGCAGGTGTCGGAGATCCCGGGCGTGCTCAACGTTTCGGCGCGTCAGAATCGCACCGACGTTTTCGACATTGCGACCGCGCTTCCGCCGCATTCGATTCAAGTGCGGGTTTGGGACGGCGCCGTACCTGCGGCAAGCAACAACTCGATCGCACAAGCAATCTTCGACTCGGCCGGAGACGGAATCCAAACCGTTGGCAACCTGACGGGGCTGGCATTCGACTCCGTGAGCTTGACCAACGAGACCATGAACTTTAGCCGCGCCGTCGTTGCACAGCTCTACGTGAATATCACTGTTCAAGGCAGCGTGACGGTGCAGCAAGTGAAGGATTCGATCGTCGCACTCGCGCCGACGAAGCCGGCTGAAACGGTCGTTGCGTTGAAGATCAAGTCCGCGCCGCTCGACATTCCCGGCGCCATCGACGTCACGGCGTTCACGCTCGGCCTTTCGCCCAGCCCCACGAACAACGTCAACGTGGTCCCGACTTGGGAGACGATCATCCGGATCGACCCCGCAAACATCGCAGTCACGATCGTCTGATCCGAACATGCCTGGAGATCCCAATCTCGATCTAGGTCTGGAGTACACCGGCGGCATCAACAAGCCGGAGCCCGAACAGAACGGCTATGTTGCGATCGTCGACGGGCCCGCGCGAAACTTGGTTTACGTCCCTCCCGCAAGCCTCGGGGTTGGTGGCGGCGGAACGCCCGACGACAATTCGGTTTCGACGATCAAGATTCAAAACAACGCAGTGACGGACGCCAAGTTGCGCGACTGCTCCGGGCTCTCCGTGATCGGTCGTTCGGCGAACAGCACTGGCGACCCTGCGGACATCGTGGCAGCCGGTGACGGGCAAGTGTTCTGTCGCAACGGCACCACGATCGGTTTCTCAAGCGAGCCCCCACTAGCTGAGCGCTCGTCCGTCACAGCCCCGACGTCTGGCACCGGTAAATATTGGGTCCGCTCCGACAACGGCACGGACACGCAACAACGACCGGTATTCACGAGCGAGGACGCGCGCGCCGAAGTTCTGTCGCCGTTCCCAACGCACCACAAGGGATTGCAAACCACGAACGCGACCATTACCACGGCCATCACCTACACCATGTCGGACAACACGATCATTTCGATCGGCGCCCGCTTCGTGGCTCGGCAGGCCTCAAGCAACAACATGCTTTTCCGCGAGGTGACGGCGGTTTACAAGCGCGTGGGCGGCGGCGCGGCAACGTTGCTAGGTGCCCAAATCGACGGCGTCAGCGTGACCGACGATGCGGCGTTCAGCACCACAATCAGCACGAGCACGAACGACGTCCTTTTGCGTGTGACCGGCAAGGCCGCCACCACAATCAATTGGGAAGTCGAGGCTTGGATTCAAGAGAGGGCCTTGCCGTGATCGTGGAGTCCGGCAACGTAGACAACGAGTATCGGCTGTGGTGCGCGCGTCGTGACCTGAAGAGTCCGGACCGCGATCGGCGCGCGCGCGCGTTGCGCTTGATCGACCACCTGGCGAACGAAGAGACGCGCCAATGTTGGGTGCCAGGTCTTGGGCGTTCGCCGGGTCGCGCGGGCATTGCGTCCAACAATCCCAAGTCGTTGGCGCCGAGCACTTCGCTACTTGCCTGGTACTGGTCAGAGCGAGGCATTACACAGTCAGGCGGAGTAGTCGATCAATGGGACGATCTGTCCGGTAACAGCCGGCACCTAACTGCAACGAGCACAGCTCGGCCGGCCTATGAGGCTACCGGATTTGTAGGTCGGCCGAGCGTGCTTTTCAACGGCACCACGAACGTATTGAAGAACGTCAGCGGCGCGGCAACCGCCATCTTTGGAGGGAATGATCAACCCTTCGCCTGCTACTTGGTTTTTGAGGCGTTGGCGCTTAGCCCATATGTTGGATTCGTGAACTGCAGCAGCAGCACTGACGGATCCACTTATATGTTGCTGTGGTCCAGTGCCACCAACCTCACAACCCTCCGACAAGGGGGCGATGCGCAAACGCTAGTGACCGGATCGGCGTTGTCAGCCAATACTAAGTATGTCGTTCGCTGGTTCTATTCAGGCACAGCAACGACAACGCAAGTCAATAGCGGCAGCGTGTCTGGGCCCGGAGCTCAAAACAACGTGGCTTTGGTCGCGGACGTTTTTTCGTTGGGTGGTTGGGTTTCGAATGTCGGCACCCAAAACTACGCGAATATGAGAATTTCCAATCTGTTCTTTTACGCCGTACAGCCAACCGCCGCCGAAGACGCGCGAATCGCCGCCTACCTCTTCAACCTTTACGGGATCGCCAACGGGTGACCCGTCAGCAGAACTTTTGATCGCGCCCGGCTAAATCCGTAGGGTGGAACGTCAAATGAAGAACATTCTTCTGGAAATCATCAGCGCGATCACCGGCTTACCCAACGTGACCGGCTCGGCCGTTCTGATTTGGCTAGCCGTGGCGGTTCTGACGTTCGTGCTCTCGTCCGCGAAGTTCTCCGCGTTCGTTGCCCGCTACCCGCGCGCTCAGGCGTTCGTGGGTTTGCTCGAAGGCCTCGGATTGGACCCGCGCAAGGTTGCGGAGAAAGCCCGCGACGTACTGAAGTCCAAGTTGCCCCCGGCGAAGTGACCCGCGCCTTGCTCGCGATCGTCGCCTTGGTGGCCGCGGTCTCGTGCGCGTTCGGCGCGGCGTCGCCAGCGATGCGAGTCACCACAGCGTCGACACAGTGCGGCGCTGTGAAAGTCGGGCCCCGGCTGCTGCTGACGGCCGGGCATTGCGTCGAGTGGAAGACGGGCGTCAACGCGCAAACCGTCCCGCTTGACATGTGGTTGACGACGGCGCGTGCCTTCGTCCCTGGGCGTTCGGTGCGTGTGAGCCGAGCCGACGATCTGGCTTGGCTCGAACTAGACGACGGCGACACCATGCCCGCCATTACCCACATGCGTGAGGGCGTGCAAGGCGAAGAGGTGTTCGCCGTTGCGCCGGTCTACGGCTGGACGCAGCACGACGGGCGTTTGACGCGCCGAGCTTTCCAGGGTGACCGTGGCTCGGTCTACTGGGAAACCACGCTGACCGTCGCGCCCGGTTGGTCTGGCTCGCCAGTGATTGCGCGCTCGGACGGCGCACTGGTTGGCGTCGTTTCGAGTTGTCATGGGCAATTGAAGTGGGTGGGGCGGAAGTTGGAGAAGTCGTGCAAGCCTGGCTTCTCTGTCGTGGCAGGGGCGCACCAATGACCGGCGCAGAATGGTCCGCTGTGATCGGCACGGCCATCGGTGCCGCGGGCGCCGTATGGCACAAGCTCAACGCTTCCTTGGGTAGCAGCAAGGACGGCTCGCTCAAAGACGCTATGCTCCGCTTTGAAGGGAAGTTTGACGCCCACGTGGAGACGATGCGGAGCGACGTGAGCACCGCTCGACGTGAGATCGCCGAGACCCAAGAGCAGATCAGTCAGCTGGCGGTCCGCGTGGGTGAGTTGGAAGAGCGCGCCAATGGCACTTGAGCACCGCACCGATGTTGTGGAAGAGGCCGTCCTTTCGCTGGCGCCCCCGTTCTGGGGTCGTCCGCGAGTGGCCGCCATGGTCGTTGGTCCGGCGCTTCAGTTGCAAGAGCTCGAGGACGTCTTTTGGGACATCTACGAGAGTCGCCTGCTGGACAACGCGACCGGCGCGCGCCTGGACATTCTGGGCAAGTTGGTCGGTGCGCCGCGCCGCAACATTGCGGACGACGATCTTTATCGTCTGGTCATCAAGACTCGGATTCGCGCGAACCGTTCGAGCGGGACCCGGCCGGACTTGCGCGCGGTGCTCGAGCTTCTTGGGTTTGGTCAGGCGAAGATTCGCACCGACTGGCCCGCAGGTGTATTGATCATCTTGCCCCCGGCCAACTCGGCGTTGGAAACGCAAGTGATCGCCGATCTGGTCGCACAAGCCGCAACGGCGGGCGTCAGTGTCGTGGTCTTTGCAGGCCAAGACGAAGCCCTGACGATGGGGAACGTGAACGATCCGACGGTCGGAACGGACCTAGGTGACGCCACCAATCCGGGGAGCGGCGCGCCGTTGACCTACGTGGTGCATGGGAGTGACATCGAATGAGAGCAAAGAAGGTGCCCGCATGGGCAAGCAACTTGAACTATTCGACGGGCCCCGCCGCCGGCACCGCAACCAAGATTGCGCCGACCACCGGGACGTTTCAGAACGGTTTTTTGCCGGGCGAACCCATGGGCGCGCAGTACGACAGTTATTGGCGGCACCACGTTGGACGCCAGACGGAGCTTTCGGCGCGGCTAGCGCTCCGCAACTTGTTGCCCGTCACGTTCGCCACGGCGCCCCCGTTGCCGTCCCTCCCTTTGGCCGCCACGTATACGCCCAACGGCGGCGTGACCTTCCTGGCGAGCGCTGACAGCAACAAGATTTTCTACGTGCCGGCGTACGCCGCCAACGCATCGAGCGTAACTGTTGCGCCAGCGGCCGGCGCATTCATCCCCCGAACGATCGTCCCGGACGACAGCGGCGCTGTGTTCGTGTTCGGTACCAACTCGACGGCACCGACCAAATCTCTTTGGGCCGGCTATGACATTACCACAGGCTTCACAGAGTGCACCATGCCCGTTACCGGTGGATGTTACAAGGCGGCGTACGACCGAGCCACCAACAAGTCTTACGCCTTCTTCGAAGACACGAACCGCTCAGTTTTCCGGGTCTACACGTCCGGCGGTTCTCAACTCTTGGTCGCAACGCGCCCAGGAAAGCCGGTCTTTGCGGGCGCCGTTGCCGCCGTTGCCGTGAACAACGACGTTGCGATCGTTGCGCGCATCAGTGGCGGTGTGGTCGTGATCGACTACACAACGCTGTCCACTTCCACGCCACCGTCTACGTGGACCACGGTCAACGTTACAGACGGCGTGACGTCACCCACGACGGTCTTCGATGTCCGCTGGAGTGACAGTTATCAGTGTTGGATGTTGCTCACAGATTTTCACATCTGGGCGTTTACGAATCCTGCCGGCCCGTTCACCAAGTTCAACGCAGGACCCGGCGGCGCGAACATCATTTCGGGCGCGCTATTCGACGTCGGTTCGGTGTTGCTCTACAAGAACAACGGCACACCGCCCGTCGTTCGCGAGATCTGGATTCGCGACGATCTGGACACGCCCTCGACGAACCCGGAAAAGTTGTCGCTTGGTACGGGCTTCTCCGGTGACGGTTTCGTGGTGTACGACGGATCGGCCATCTTCATGAACGGCTCGCTTGCTGCCAGCTGGCTCCGCACTCTCCGCGTTAGCTAATTCTCGTCTCACTCTTGAGCCCCACATGAGTGAAACACCAAGCGCGGACTCCGCGCGTATTTTCGTCACGTTCTTCGCCGGCAAAAGATCCAACACGCCGCAGTTTGCCCGTGAGGGCACCTGGCGCGTGTTCGTTTCTTCACTGGTCGAAGACGGTCACGAGCGGCGCGCGGACAAGGACGGTCAGCTGTTCAGCCTGTACCGCCTGAAGGACAACGCCAAGCGAAGCAACGGCAACGTCGCTGACGTGTGGGGCTGGGCGCTAGATCTCGACAAGGCCAGCGAGGAGCAAATCACGTCATCCCTCGCCGCGTTGAACGCCGCCGGCTTGGCGTACGTCTGTTACTCGACCTTCAGCGATTCCCCGAAGCAACAGAAGCTCCGCGTCATTGGCCCGCTTGCAGCGCCGGTGCCCGGCCATTCGTGGGGCCCGGTGTGGCGCGCCATTGTCGCCAAGTTCGCGCCGTGGTCGGACGAGCAGTGCAAGGACGTTAGCCGTATGTACTACGTGCCCGCGTGCAAGCCGGACGCCAATCCGATGCTCATGGTCCAATCCGGCGTGGCGCTCGACGTGACCACCCTGGCCGTAACGGCGCCGAAGCCGACCGCGCGTAAGGTCGACCTGAACGCAAGCGACGTCGTCAAGGGGAAAGACGGCTCGACGTACACCAAGGCCCCGAAGGGCGCCAACCCGTTCACGCACGCCGAGCACTTGTGCCGCACTATGGCGCCTTCGATCTCCGGGCAGGGTGGTCACCTGGCCTTGTTGCGCGTGGCGCGCGCGCTGCGCTGGGGTCTCGAACTCGAGCGAACGCAGTGCGAGCAATTGATCGCCGAGCTGTTCAACCCGCGCTGTGAGCCGGAGTGGAGCGAGGGCGAGATCTCGCACAAGGTCGACGCCGCCGAAGTCGAAGAAGGTGCACCGTTCGTGCGCGGTTCGTTGTTGCCGCCGCCCCCGGACAGCTTCGACGATCTACCCTACATCCTCTGTAATAGCGGCCGCTTCTGGCTGCGCGATTTTGGCTCGAACGATTACGGCCGCGTGTGCTTCGAGACCGACTTGATTGCGACCGTGCGCAAGAAGTACGGTGCCGATCCTGCCCTCCCGTTCCACATTGCAGAGGGTGACCACCCTAAACTAGAACACGTCAAGGCCTGGGCGCACCCCGTAGCCAAGCTAGTCACGTGCTACTACCAGAGTGTTTCGACGTACGACGTTGAAGACGAAGCCCTGACGGTCGGACTCCGCACCGATCCGAAGTTGGTGCCGGCGTTCGACGAACAGACCGAGGCCTGGTTGACTGCGCTCGCTGGTGACCGTGTGCACGCCGTCAAGCAATGGATCGCAGCGTGCCGCCCGGACCGCCTTTCCGCGCCCGCCCGCGCCCTCGGACTCGTTGGCCCGAAGGAGACCGGCAAAACGTTAATCAGCAAAGCCCTGGCCAGGATTTGGGACGCGAACGCCGCACCGGCCAACGTTCTGTGCTCGACCTTTAACGGCCAGCTGGCGACGTGCCCGATCGTGTCCGCCGACGAAGAGCTTCCGCCGAAGTTGTCGGGCGAGGAGTTCCGCTCGCGCATTGCGGACCGCGATCATTCGATCGAGCCGAAAGGCAAGGAGAGGCACCGGCTCCGCGGCGCGGTGCGCCTTTTGATTGGCGTGAACAACATGAGCAAGTTTCTATTGCTCGGGGAGAAGGGCGCGAACGATATCAGCGCGATTGCAGATCGCCTCTACATCGTCGACGTGGGCGATCGTGCCGGCGCAACCCGTGATGCGTTGAAACCGCTGG